CCAGCCACACATTCGCAGGTGGCAATTTCCATGGGTTAGAGGGAGCAGAGGTATTCGTTCAGCTTGTAGAGGATGAGCGACTGGAGTTTCAGCGGGTCTTCATCGCCTGGCGACGTGATCGGCGTGACCGCGCAAGTCGCGTTCTTCAACGCCTCGTAAGCGTCACACGCCGGAATGTCGCCGATGTCTGGGCCGATCCCTGCCCGCTCCAGCGCGTCGAGCACCGTGAGCAGGAACTGCACGTCGTGAAGCCCGGTCTGCGAAAGCTCGTAAACTTGGTCAGCACAATCAGCGGCTTGCTGAGTGGCAATGACCGTGTTGTCAGCGTAAGCGTTGCAGGTAAGCATGAATAAATGAGGTTGTGGGGCGTGGAGATTTTACCTCCACGCCCCGATTTCCTTGTTCCGTTAGTTGCCCACCGAGGAGCACGAATCTGGATTCCACCGTCCACAAGTATATACGTCCTCCAGCGCGGGAGGTGCCCAATCGAGAGGCGCACAGGTCCAATCGCAATCGTAGCTGCCAGCGGTCGGAGTGCCAAGAGGACGGCAAATCTTGGCAATACCGCGCCACGGGAACCGGCGATGCAGGACGAGGTTGCCCCGGAATCCGCTCTCAGAAGGCTTCGCGGCCTTCTTGAGATTCATGCGCCAGTAACCTTTGTTCCGGTCCTGGTTGCACGGGGTGACTTCGTTGACTTCGTTGACGAACCGCCACACGCCATTCCACGGAGAGGCGGGGTCGGCGAAGCTGACACCCGAACCAGCAGAGAGAGGCTGCTCACCATTCTGCATGGTGAAGACGGGCGACTGACCCTTGAGGATGCTGATTTGGAAATCGGCTTCCTGGTAGTCGTTCGAGAGATCACTGAAACAGCCGTTGGTCAACGGCTGGTTGGCCCACTGGTCGATGCGCTTGAGTACGCCATTCGGGTAGCCGGGCTCAGTCTCCGTCCAGAAGTAGCGGAGGGTAAACGGATCGTTCTTGAGGCCGAACATCGCGTATTCCGAAATCGCGGCATAGCCGGGATTGAGAGAGTCCGGAGCACGAAACCGATTGTCCACCCGGCGATTGGTGTCATAGAGCGGCAGTTCCTGGAAGGTCTGCCAGTCCGTGATGAGCGGAACGGTGCCATCACGCGGGAAGGTGCCAATGTACTGGCCCTTGTCGCGAATGCGGTTGAGGATGCCGGAGACCGACAGCGCCGAGATGTTTTCCGGATCGAAGCCCGAATCGAGGATCACATAGGTCGTGTCCACGTTGCCGTCCGCGTCGGTGGCGAAACGCCAACCGTCGTTGACGAACTGCTGCGTGGTGCCATTGTCGTAGCCGAAATAGCGGTAACGCGAGAGCGCCACGAAGTTGTTCCGGTAGAACTCATCCATCACGTCGGTCGAGATGAACTTCAGGTCGCGGAACTGCTGGGCGATCTGTTCTTCCAGGTTCAGCGAGTCCGCGAACATCGACTCCAAGCAGAAGGGCTCGGTGTTATAGGCGACGTTAAGCAGGCGATACCAGTCGTTCTGACCGTTGCCGGGCTTGACGATTTCCGTGGGCGGGTCGCACGAGACAGCGCAATCGCCCTGCATGCCAACCATCGGTCGCCAGAGGTTGAGCCGGGAGAAGTGCAGGCGCTGTTGGCCAAGAGTAGTGACACGGGCCGCGAAGCCGCTCCCGACCGGGAAGCTTCCGCTGGAAGGAATCATGCCCTCCCACACGCCGTCGTAACCGTTGATCGTGCCAAATACGCCTCCAATTTCGTGTTGGCCACGAACGAAGGCGTTCCGAAGGTCTGCTACACAAGAGATGCTGATGGGTTCCATTGAAAGACAAGTAGTAAAAGATTGTGGGTTTTCCTACCCGACTGGGTAAGGATTCTTTCGGTTGCCGACGTCTCACAACCAATCTACGTCTGTGTCCCGAGCGAAGGACATTTACGCTACACCCCTGACTAGCCACATTTTTCTCAGAGCAGCAATAATTTATCATTGCTACGCCATAGATTTCCTTGTTCTATGGCTACGCCATGCCTTCCATATACACTTCCAAAGGGGTCGAAATTCTAGTGTCTGAAGAAGATTTTCCAGCCTTGTCCAAACACAAATGGTGCCTGAACGGGAAAGGATATGCGGGGAGAGCGAATGGGAACCGCACTACAATTTTGATGCACGCAGTCATCATGAAAACACCCAAAGGGATGTGTGTGGACCACATCAACCGAAACAAATTGGACAACCGCCGAGAAAACTTGAGGGTTGTGACCAAAGCCGCCAACTGCCGGAATTTGAATCAAAGGATGTCTCCTACCTTCTGTGAAGCAAGACCCAACAAACCTTGGAGAACACAGTTAAAAATGCGTGGGGAGAATCGAAAAGTTTTCAACCTCTCACTTGGCGACTATCACACCGAAGAAGAAGCAAATGCTCAGCTTCAAAAGTATCACGACCTCGTTCTTGGTGAACAATTAAAAGGAATCCCTCAGGAGGAAATTTTCGAGTGGGTGAAAGCCATCCGTCACCAACAGAGGAAAGACACTGGGGCACGAATGCACGCCAGTTGGTTTAAGGGATATTAAGTCCCTGCCACGCGCAATCGCTTGTAGAAAGGAACGTAAGGTTCATCACTCTTAGCCCCCGCACCCACGCCATTACCAGGGGTCGGGATGCTCCCCGCCCGCTCCTCGATGAAAGTTTTCTTCTCCCCCAGTTCTTTTTCCATCTCCGCAAGTTTAGCACGTAGTTCGGTCAACTCTGTGTGCTGCGCCTGGGCGATGTGCCCGAGCATCGCGGAGAGCCCGACGTGCTTGGCTACTTCCTTCATGGTCATGTGTCCTTCGGAGATGGGCAATGCCCGCATCACGGAAGTCTTGATGGCCTCCGCCAGCGGTTCGTTCTCCGCCACACCCTCGGTGGCCAGAAGCTCACCGATCACATCCTGCGCGGTAGTGCTGAAGATTTTCTTCTGGTTGGTCTCCGCCTCCTTCTGGGCACGAGTTTGCTGCTCTTGCTTGGCCTGCCATTTCTTGTCCGCATTAGCAATTTCCCCCATTCGGTCCCGGTCCAACTGTTCAACCTCACGGGCCAAAATACCAAATTTTTGTTTCTGGTATTCTGGCATTTCCGCAAACCACTCATCGAATTTCGCGGGATTCCACGACTGATGGATGTGCTGAGTCGCCGTAGCCGCATCAATTCCTGCTGCCTGCGCAAGAGCAATCATCTCTCTTTGCCTAGCCAGAATTCCACCATCATATTTCTCCTGAAAATCGGGGTCTCTCCACAAAGCCGCCACCTGAAGCTCTTTTTTCAGGGCCGCCATCTTCTCCTCATAAGTCTGCCGCTCCTTGGCCACTTCCTCAGGATCAATGCGCACCTTATAAGTCTCCACCTCCCTGAGCGAAGCCTCGTATTTCTGCTTCAGTTCATCGCGCTCTTTCTCCGCCGCCTCACGGGCTTGGCGAAGGGTGGCGAAATTCTTCTCCTTGTCGTCTTGCGCCGGGGGTGTCTCCACCTTTTTCTGCTCTGTTGGAGCAACAGAATCCGGCTTTTTTTCCTCGGTTTGCACCGGGGGTGTTTCCGGCTTTTTGTTCCCCGACATCCCGGCGATCATCCCGGTGATTCCGTTGGTCAGCACCAAAGGCTTGCGGGTGGGTTGTTCAGTTTTCGGGGGTTCAATGACGGCAGCAGCTTCTTCGCTCATAATTATTTAGATTCAATTTTCGGTGCTTCGGGATCGGCGTATTTCGGTCCCTTGTAGCTGGTATCAACGGAGGCGACATGGATGGCCTCCAGTGCATCAAGGCACAAGTGCCAGCCTTCGGACACGCCCTCATCGCGAATGATCGTGGTGGCATCGCGAACGCCTTTCCCTCTCGGAGGTTTCGCCCGAAGGAAAGCGAGCGCGGCCTGGAACGCGGGGGTGCCCGCGAGGTCCACCATTTTGAAACTACTTTGAAGCTGGTTTAGATTCATTTTTAATTCGTGCGGATTCGGCGTCGGTCATCAACTTGATGGCGGAAGACGCGCCTTGGGTGGCCAAGTCTTGCTCGGCTTTCTGCGCGTCGAGAGTCATCTGATCCACGCTCTTGGCCTGTTGCTGCTGCATGTCCGCGAGAGTTTTCTCCGCCTTCAGCCCGAGGTCCGTTTCATGGCTGGCTTGCTTCATCTCCGTGCGTACGGCGTGCTGGGTGTTGAGGTTTTGAATCTTCGCCTCCGCATTGGCCTGCGCAATCTTGATGCGAGCTTCCGCCTCCGCGAGCATGATTTGAATTTTCACCTGTGCCTTGGCCATCTCCGGGTCTTGCGGAGCCTGCGACTGCTGCTTCTCCTGCGCGGCTTTCTCGATGTCCTTGGCCAGCATCTGCCCCATCTGCTGAAGGTCGGTGAGCGCCTTGGTAGTCTCGGCAATGAGTTGGTCGTAGAGCCCACGCTTGCCCTTCCCGGTCGGCAGTTCCTGCATATATTGCAGATGCTGCCCGGTGTGAGTCACGCACGCCTCCAGTTTCCCCTGGAGCAAAATCGCGTCGTCCAGATTCTCCGGAGTCACGCCAATCTCCATCAACTGCATCACGACTTGCTGAAGCTCCCCGCCAAGCTGGAGGTGCGAAGGCACATGGACCTCGTGCGGATCGTTGGGCAGCGCGGCCCGAACCTTACCATCCTTAATAAACAAATTATCGGTATCGACCACCCGGCTGATTTCGTCAGGCTGTTCGGGGATGGGCTCCACGAAAGACTTCGCCATCTCGTGTCCCTTTAGCGCGCAGGCGACCTCGTAACGGGCATTCCACAGCCCGCGCCCCGGCGTGGCCACGGAAAGCAGTTTCTCCGCTTTCATCACGTCGATGGCCATGCTTCCGCTGCCTCCGCTCCGGTTTGCCCGCACGAGCTTGACCTTCAGCAAGTCTGCCTCGGGAATACCTGCCTTGTCACAACGGCGGCGGAACTCTTTCGCGACTTTTCCGCCTGGCCACTCCTCTGGGTATTTCTTCCCCGGCTGCGCGAGACGGCGGTAGGTCTCCGCGAGAAGAGGATCGAGCCCGGTGCTCCGGTAGAAAGAGATTTGCAGCCCGGTGAACTCCGCTTCCTTGGCCGTGTCGGTGTTGATTTCCGTGGCTGTTCGAGCCTCCCCATTAGAACTGGTTTCGCCGATGGGGTATTTGCGATTGTTAGTGTTCTGCGTGCGTCCGATGAGGTCGAAGATGCTGACCATGCTGCCCACGTCGGCCTTGATGGGCACCTGAGCCAGTTCCAGTTCCGGAGCGAGGATGCCAAAGGGGGTAATCGTCACCTGACTCAACCTCTGCTTGTCCCCCTCGTTCCGGTTGATGAACATGGGGGTGTTGGTGATAATCGCCCCCATGATCGCCCGGTTGAGCGTCAGATTCTCCCCGTCCGACATATCGAGGTTCCGATCCCCGAAGCCCTTGATTCCGTGATAGCGCCCCTCCGGCCCCACGGTGTCGCTGAAGAGGTGGCACGCCTGCGCCCACGAGTGGCACCAGTCTTTTTCGGGGGAATCGTAAAGGAACGTCCCCTCGGGCTCGCCTTTCTTCCTGTCCTTGTCCACGCCGGGATTGGTCGGGCTGAAACAAAGATGGCTGATGCGCCCGTCGAACTCCTGCACGTAAATGTGGACAAACGGGATGACCTCAAAATCGTTCAGGATGAAGGATTCATTCTCTCGCGCCCACTCCACCCACTGCGCGTAAGTCGAACGGGTGTTGTCCAGCAGTCCGCGTGCGCCCTGGTTGAGATAGAGCACCCGGCAAATTTCCTCCTTGTTCCACCCAGCTTTTTCACGCAGTTGCCACAACTGGCTGGCGCTCATGTCATCGTCCACGCAGACTGCCGGGCAGTTCTCCATGGTGATTTTCACGCCGGTCGGAACGCGGAAATTGCGGGTGGGTATGGTGGTGAACCGAAAGTCGATGGGATCACGACGAAGGGCCACACCAATGCCGAAGAGACCCATCTGCACATCCCGCGTGGAGGACTCCAGAATATATTTCCCCGACTGGTTGAAAAAACCATCCTTTGGAGGATCGTCCCAAACCCCCATGGCCCAGTTCACATTCTCCGTGAGAATCTTCGAGCGACGCTCGGCTTCCATCGGATCGTCGTGCTCCGCCTGGACCTCCACCCACTGTGGATTCTGACAGTTCAGCGAATTCCACACGTCCGCGTAACCCATCACCTTGGACTCGAATCCCCGTGTGTTGAAGTTTGGCATGTCTCCCATGCCCATCTTCTCCATCTCGGCAGGCGGGATCGGCGGGAACCCGGCAAACATCCCGGCGATGGTGGCGAACCGCACGTCCCTGCCGCCCTGCCGATACGCCTGGAGCATCGACTGGTTGGCCGTCATGGCAGCGGAGAGCGTGGCAATCCGTCGTTTGGGGGCAGTGCCCTCGGCGGAAATGCCTCGAACAGAGAGAGTGCTTTGGGTGTCGTCGGTGGCCATTTTAGTTCAGAAGGTTATGGGCCACTATCTTCAAAATCCCACAAAGAGCGAGGCAAAAGGGAATCCACCACAGCCAGTCCCCTCCTGTGGAAAACCAAACCGCCGTACCCCACACACTACTCTGACACGGAGGACAATCGAAAAGAGGTTTCTGAACCCATCTGGACATCCATTTGTCCGTCCATTTGCCAATCGGCTCCAATAGCATTCCCTTACCAAAAAGAGCCCAGACGCCCACGATGATAAACCCGGCCAATGGAAGACGAATCCAAAAATCAAGGGTGGGCATCATCGGCGGGAACCGCAAGATTTACACCCCCCACTCCTCCCACTCGCCACCCTCCGCTGCGTCGGCGGCTGGTGGAACGCCGCGTCGTCCGTGCAGTCGCCGCGTGAGGATTGCTCGCACATCTTTGCTTCGATTTCCTCCAGGGTGGGCTCGGGAAGGCCGTTCTGCCGGGCGTGGGCCTGCACAGTGGAGACGAACGTGGAGAACAACGTGGTGTCACTGCGCCACGAAATGCGGGTGCCATTGGGGGCGACCCAGACACGGGGCATGTAGGTAACGCTATTGCGATTTCTGAAGCGGGCCATGAGCGATGATGTGTTGGTCCCCCACCGGGACGGATTTCCTAGCGTCCTTCACCCATGTCCCGGCGTTGTGGGGGTCATGCAGGACGACACTGTTGGGCTGGGCCGACATGGCGTAGAAATACTCAAAACCGAGCCCCCGGCAAGAGGCATCCACGTGACGGAGGATGGTCAGCCCCAGCCGGTGCCCGGTGATCACGATGTCGTTGGGCTTCCAACAGTCGAGCAGACGCTTGACCATCTTCCCGTTGGGCTCACTGGCGAGGATGGTGTTGTCGCAAAAAGCTACCGAGCGGTGCAGCGCCACGTCAGGGCGGTAGGGATCACGGATGCCATAGACAAAACCCGCCCGAGGATCGTCCCACACGTCGATGGAATCGAATGGTTTCAGTGGCTGGGCGTCACAGTCCACGTAGAGACCGCCGTACTCCGCAAGGATCAGGATGCGCAGCCGGTCGGCGAGGAAGGCCAGCGGTTCGCCTCGGTCCTGAAGGGCGCGAACGTAGGGATCGTTTTTGTAGTGCTCCAGAATTTCGTTTCCCCACAGCTTCCACCTCCACGTGGGGTTGAGCTTTTTCATCTGGAGGCACCACCCAGCCTCGCGCTCGGGGAGCGGCTTGGAGCCGATCCAGAGTTGATGGATGAGACGGGGAATACTCACTTAATTCTTTTCTTTCTTTAGAACTACGCGGGCAAAGAATTTATTCAAATCCGGGTTAAATGGAGTGACATTATTCTCTTCACGTTTCAATCGAATGCTTACCTGAATCCCGTGGGATTCCAAGCACTGCTGAACTCCTTTTTCAATCTCCCTCACCAAGAGTTCTGAAAATTTGAAAAGTCCATCAGAAGTAGTAGAATCCGCGACTGCGGATAGCAGACAAAACGGAAGTGAATTAAAAGCATCAAGCTGTATTTCAGTGCTCATAAAGTTCTCCAAATTCGGTAGCGCCCATCGGGCTGCCTTTGAGAAACCATTTTGAACCTCTTCAAGGCTCTAAATTTCACAGCTTGAACCATCTTGGCCGTATCGACAATAAAAGACTGTCCTGGCTCTATGCGTCTCAAAACATCGCCCACATCAATCTCGATCCGAAATTGTGTCACCCTATTTTCTAAAAGTTTTTGGGAACGTCTAGCCCTTCCCTTCATTTTCATATCCTCATAATTGTCTTTGTAAGTCCCCAAAAATATATGATCTGGGTTTACGCAAGGAGGGTTATCACAACGATGACAACATAAAAGTTTTCCCGGATGGACCCCAGTGTGTATCCAAAAACTAGCCCGATGTGCCCCCATCGTTTTTCCTCCTACCGTCGCCATCCCATATCCGTAAGCATTTTTTCCTCTCTTCCAGAGCCAGCAAAAATCAGTTTTTTCGACGTGACTCCAAAACTTTTGTTTCTCCTTTTCTGTCACTTCAATCTCCATATCCGGTACCTCCCTTCTTCTTTCCGGCTTGTCAATTTGATCCCTTTGTCCCGTCCACGGAGAAGTGCGTATTTCCTCATTTTGTCCGTGTCCAAAACGAATGAAGCGCCGATTTTTATTTCGTCCAAAGTTTTGGAAATTGAAATTGGGACGCCAAAACTTTCCATCACTGCCTTCCGGACAGGTGGACAATCTTTTTCAATCTCAGTTGGCGCAGCCATTTCTGACATTCGGTGGATGCTTAGCACGGTAAACGTTGCATCGTCAAGTGGGTAATTTTATTTTTCCTCAAATGAACTCAATTCTTCTTCTCCTGTCTGAAGCAGACACCGCCAACCTCGCCAACGCCGCGCAGCGCATGTTGACCGATGGCACCACTCACGTCTGGATTCTGGCCTCGCCTGCGGTGACCGTCTCCACGAAGGAGGCGACCGCTGCCATCGAGGAGGAGATTGCCGGGATCACCAAACTCATGGACGCCGCCGCGAATCGGAAGGACTACACGGGCGCGGACGGCTACAAGAAGCAACTGGAGGCGAAGCAACTGGACCGGGCGGGGGCCATCTCCAGCGCCTACAAGAAGGTGGAGAAGGAAGTCCGCGATAAGGCGTTCCTCGAAGGACCGCTCCAGGCGTTCATCGAGCCGCTGCGCACGGCGGGACTGAGCCTGAAGCTGCGCTACCTGGAGGACCACCACGACGCCACGGACCTGCCCAACCTGCTAAAGAAGTATGAGCAGGTCGCGCCGTTCACGGCGGGGAGCTATGGGGTGCGGTTCGGGAGGACTTACAGTGCTCCCGTGAAAAATCTCGTGCCTGTCCGCGATCCGGCACTCGGACCAATCGCGCAAGAGGCAATTCACGTAGCCCAAAAAGCATTGGAGAAACCACCTGTTCCCGCCATCGACAAAACCCGAGCCTTCACCGGGAAGGAACTGGAGGAAATGCACCATTTCACCCTTCAGGCCGTGGCCAAGCACCACGGGGTGTTTGAGAAAGGCAAGCCGAAGCAAGACACCATCCGTGACGTGCTCAACAAAATCGCGATGGCGAGCGTGTAGTGGGCTGGGCGATTTCTAGTGCGGCGAAGGCGTGGATGGAGAAGACCATCCGCCCAGCAGCGAACGAGGTCACGCAACGCTTTCAGCAGCGGAACGCGACGGAGTATGAGGTCACGGCGCGGGCGTTCACCTCCACACCGTTCGCGCACGAATTCAAGCATCAGTTCCTGGTGCGGCTCTGGCAGATCATGTGGCCGGACTTTTTTGTCATCGAAAAGGACGGCATCCTGAACTCGTGGTGCCTGAAGATGGCCAAGGCGTTTTGTTCTTTCAAGCGGCTGTCGCTCGTCGGCTGCGCGAGCAGCACCAAATCCCAGTGTGCAGCGATGTACGGCTACACGATGTGGAAGGTGAACCCCGAGGGCACCTCGGTTTACCTCAGCACGACGTCGGCGGAAGCAGGCGAAGCGCGTATGTGGGGCGTCATCAAAGACCTTTTCTCCAAGGACCGATTTCAAATCGGCAAGCGCATCGACTCGCTCCAACTCATCTGCCTGGACGCCGAAACCAAGGACGACGAGGGAGCGAAGCAACGCGATTTCCGCGATGTCATCAAATTCGTCAAAATCAAGACGGGGAACGAGGGGCGGAGTGCGGTCGGCTCCATCTGTGGACGCAAAAACAAGCGAGTGCTGTGGATTTGCGACGAATTGAACTTCATGGAGTTGGGCATCATGGACGCCCGCGTGAACTTGTTCTCCAACCCGTTCGCGCAGTTCATCGGCATCGGAAATGCTCCCACCGAGGGCTCGCCTCTCTACATGGACGCGGAGCCAGTGGGGGAAGCCTTTCCCGATGGTTACCGAAGCGTAGACATCGAGGCGCACGACCGCTGGAAAACCAAGACGGGGGTGTGTTTCTACTTCAACGGCGCGAAATCCCCCAATTTTGAGGCACCCGACCCGAAGAAACCACCCTTTCCGTTCATGATGAACGCCGTGGCGCGGGAGGAAATTCGTGAGATGGCAGGCGGAGACGATACCAACGTCTTCTGGGTGCAATTTTACGGCTTCCCGCCTGGCGTGGAGGTGTCGGACAAGGTGGTGGACCGCAAATTTCTGGAGAGCCACCGCGCTTTCGAGAAAACCGAGTGGGCTCCGATGGCCGTGCAGAAGATTGCCGGGGGGATGGACTGCGGATTCCGTGAAGGGGGCGATCCATCGGTTATCGACTTCGCCAAAGTGGGAAAAGATGTGAGCAGTGACATGGTGGTGGACTGGATAAACCGGGACGGAAAGCGATTACACCCCATCCAAAACTCGAAAGATGGGTTCGAGAAACAAATGGCCATCCGAGCGGTAGACGAACTGGTGGCGAACAACTGCCACGACCTCGCCATCGACATTTCCGGCGACGGCGGCATGACCGCCACCGCGATCAAGGACGAAGTTCTGAAGCGGGGGTGGAAACTGAACCTCATTCCGGTGTCCTTCATGGGCTCGCCGGACGACCGGATCACGGTGCAAGGTGAAAAACGCACGGCAAAAGAAATGTTCGACCGGAAAGTCTCCCAGTTGTGGATGAATTTTCGCGAAGCCGTGCGCAAAAAGATCGTTCGGGGGTGCAGCCCGCACTGCAAAGCCATCGACCATCTCTGCTCCCGACGCTACAAAGGTGGCGGAACCAAAAAGTTCTCCGTGGAACAGAAGAAGGAGATGAAAAAGCGCCTGGGCCGGTCTCCTGACGAGGGAGACGCGAGAGTGCTCACGTTGTTAGTGGCCCTAGGAATGGGCGCCGGGCCATCCACGCCCGAGAGCCGCCGAGCGCAGGACACGCCTCGGGTGGAACCTGCGAGCGTTCCGCGCTACAGTGGGCACGCTACGCGGGCACGGTATTCTGGGTAAACTCGTGCCACTCATCCAAGCACTCCGCGAACTCTTCCGGCCAAGTGCTCTCTCCGCGCTTACTTCGCATCATGTGACTGACAATCTGACGGCCCTTCCACCAGTGGGCGATGCCAAAGGCGGGATTCCACCGAGCGTCCTCGTTGAGGATGTGCGGGCAGTTGGTCATCAGGAACGCCGCGTGGATGACGCCCTTGTCTCCGTGAAACATTTTGAACCACACGTCACTGTGCTCGAACATCCAGTAAGCCCAGCAAATCGCTGGCCATGAGCGCACGCGGTCAACGAGGAAAAAGCCCGTCTCCCATTCGAGCTTGGGGTGGGGCACGGCACAATAGCGGAACCCCCACCCGTTCGGGTGGTGCTTGCCCACGTCCGACATGAAAAATGATCCGGCCCGATGCACGTCCTTGTCGCTGAAAATCTCCTCAGGATGGACGTTCAAAATCAGATCTGCGTCCATGAAGATGATATGCCGCCAGCGGCAGTGCTTCATGATATACCCCTTGAGTTGCCAGCCGCCCATCATTCGCATGGGCCTGCTCCTCCGCATCTCCAGCGCATCCACCAATTCGACATCGAGCGCGGCGAACCGTGGGCGTGCGGAGTCGGGCATCTCGGTTTTGCCCAGGTGCCACACCTGGATGCCCTCAGTCCACCCGAGCTTGCGGAGGTGACGGCAGACAGCCCAGGCGTGGCTGAGGTAGCGTCCTCCCCCGGCGATGACAATGCCCCGGCCCTCACAGGCGGGAGCGGGCTGGTTGAGCGTGCCCTTCTCCTTGAGCTTTCTCACGAGTCCCAACATTTGACATTCTCTCAACGGGCCGCGTCCGGTGCAGTCAGGATTGATGACGGGGATCATTCTTCTTCCCTCACGTGCTTCCTGTCCCTCTCTTCCTGCTTCACGATCCATGCTTTGACCTGCCCGTACCGGGCAAACCAATTTCCGGAACCGAAGTTGATATTCACTGTCCCATCCAACTCTCCGGCCTCAAGACGGGTGGCAAAAATCATCACGGTATCGAAATGCTCTCCCAAGCCAATGCAGGCTTTCTCCACCAAATCCATATCCTCCTTCTGTTGGGAGTCGTCGTCGCTCATGCAGTTATTGAATTTTCACTTCCAGGAGAACGGCTCCAGCAGCCGCACGGGTGCCAGTGATAGCCGCGTTGTTGGTGCAGCGAATAGTCAGTAATCAGGGCATCTCCAACTTCCCATTTATCTCCGACTTGGACTGGGTTGGCCGTCATTCGCCGAACGCACCCATCTTCCCCCACATCATGCGGGAGAGCAGCAGTTCCACAGTGGCAAGCGTGGTCGTGCTTCATACCCTTCCGACCAGGAACGCCGCCGAAGCCCTTCATGTGAAGGGTCGTCTGCATGGTTTTGATTTCTTCAGTGGTCATAGCGGTGAAATAGTGGTGCCGTCGATGGTGAATTTCTCACCCGTGGGCGTGGTCCAGAGAACGAACGCATGATCGTCCTTGGAGGCAATAGTGAAGTTCCCGAGTTCGGGATGACCCTGGGTGCCCAGCAGCACCGCCTGGGATTTCTGGAAGCAGGCACCATGGTTGGGATTGAGCTTCCCGGTGGTGCGGAGTTCGTGGGAGCGCACAAGGCCCACGATGGCCGGATCGTCCTGCCGCGAGAGCATCCATTCCAGCCTCCGGCGCGGGGTGTCCTCGGAGAGGAAAACGCCTCCGGTGGGCTGGTATTTGAAGTAGGTCGGGAAGGTCGGACTGGCGCATCCGGCTAGAGCGAGGAGAGTGATGAATAGGAGGGATTTCATTTTCGATGAAGCACCACGATTGGTTTCTGGATTTTATTCATCCATGCGTAGCAGCGGTTCCGACCATCGCCAATTTCCACCAGTTTATTTTTCTCCGTTTCACTGATGACTTGGGTGGATATCGGTGGTTTGGCCCGATGCCTCTCCAGTCCTGCTTCGAGTTGGGTTTTCATGGTTTTTGAAGGCGGAGTTTGAACCGATTCCAGTAAAGTCTGATGGTGTAGTCCGGACGAGGGTAGGGGTCACGATTCATTCCCTGAAAGCAAATTTCACAGGTATCGACCTCCGGGTGCGTCATCATTGCACCCAGGGCAATGGCCCCAAGTTTTTCTCCACCATCCTACGAGAAGTGACCTGTTCATGGATCGTTCGGGTCGAGTTTGGCGGTGGCAACCTCGTAGGCCATCCACGCGCACCAGAAGAGAAGCAGCCAGTTCATTTCCTCAGCCTCTTGATCGTCTTTCCATCGAAGTTGTGGTTCAGTCCGGCGCTGACGCCTGACTCGGGATCGACGTATTGGAGGGACGCGGTGCAGCCGGTGAGGATGATGGATAGACTGAGAGCTAGGAGTTTCATAGGTAAAATCAGCGCCACGCGGCCCCTGCATCCATCCCTCCAGACTTACGCCGAGTCCGCGCAGCAGTCGAACTGTCAAGGATTGCTTGACAGTTGGCAAGGGGAAAGTGCATGGAGACGCCTGCGTTGGGCGGGTGGCCGAATGCTCGGGTCACCAAATCACATCGCTTAAACCGGGGCGGAAGGGACAACAAGCCGTCTACCAAAAAAAATTTCCCATCCCCTCACGCCGATTCGGCGCGCTCCATGTAGAAACGAAAACTCCCGAAGATTTGCCGTCTTCGGGAGCTGAAACTCAAGATTTTCGCTTCATCCAGCGCTCGCGGCGTTGGAGAATTGGGAGAGTGCTTACGACCCTTTCTTAAACCCAACGTTGGGCGCTGTCAACCGTCGTGTAACTCTACACACATTTACAGCCATAATGGATTCTCCAAAGTCTCCGTGCGACTGCCAGTGGTGCAAGACGAAGCGTGCCGCGCCACACTCGCAAATGCCGTCTGGATGCGGGTTCATGGTTGCGGCAAATCCATCACACCACGATCTTCCAGCCAGATATTTATCCACCCCCCTGTGATGCCCGTAAATTCTTGAAATTACCTTATTGCGAAGGGATTGTGCGGATTTTTTACGCCCCATTTTTTTGAAAAAACATATTACTTTTTTCAAAAGAAAAGTAAAATCTCTTGCAACTTTGTCGGTCCTGTGGGATTTCAGCATCAGTTCGCTGAATCACATCGTGACCAAGCTTTGCCGGGGAAACCCACTACGTGCGAAGTGTGAAACCAACTGGTGAAAGTAGCTCTCCAGCAAAGAGCGAATCCCGAAAGTGGGGCCAGGGAAGTTGCAGGTGGAGGCGGGACAAATATGAAACACACGGGCCACCTGCGGTGCAGCCACTCAATGCTGCATGTCAGCCCACGAGCGTCGTCAGGCATTCGGCTAAACACCAGAAGAGGGAGCAATCCCACGGAGCACTCAAGGGGCGAAAAGATGATGCTTTGGGCGTGAGCCACGGGGTCTGGTCGGTACGCTCAGGAACTGAGCAACTCCAGTACAAAACCAGCTTAACGCGCACAAGCACGCGGAACCCGGCGTAAACAGTCCCAACGATGCCTTGGGCCAGCATCCACCCGAGCCCCGCCAGCGCCTTGCGCACGCGTTACCCCTCTCGGGCTACCCATGGACAAAAAATGCCCAGCACGGGCCTGCCAGAGACCAAGGATGTCCACACGCACGGGCGAATGCCATCAATTCACCGGGGGTCACGCGCATGCGTAGTACAGTACATTCCTGAATCTGGTTATAGCTGCTATAATCCGATTTGTGGCAGAAAACTTCTGCTGGGTAGGTACCGATACGCCGACCGCCGAAACCCCCTCCCCCACCCTCGCCTCCTGCACAGGCCACGCCTGGCAAGGGATTGTTTGTTCCACACGTTCCACGCTGTGTGATAATAATATCAGGTGCTACATATTTAGCACATGAGTCGCAATAACCTTCTCGCCCTCATCGCTGTATTACGGTCATAAAGGTATGATGTTGAGCGGTTTATGACGCATAACACACCAAGCAATCAGCCAACAATGGTCATATAAAATAGCAACATTGTGTAGTGTGCGTCCACACATTGTGCTGATTACCAGCTAGTTAAACATAGGATCATCCATGGGATCGCACGCTGTCACCTCTGCGTCCCCGTCCGATAGCTCGATGTCCTGGGCCGCGCCTGGAAGAGGTAGCTCGGCGGCTCCGAGCCCGGCCTGGATGCAGACCGTGACCTTCTGCGTGCCTTGATTCGACCAGTCGTGGACGAGTGCGGCACCCTTCAGGACGGTCAGGACGGTGCCGCCACCGTCTGCAACTAGCTCAGCACCAGAGCGTTGCTCTAATTCTGTGATTTGTTTGCGCACGATGCGGGAGCCACCGAGACGCGTCTGGACCATGTCATCTCGCCATGCGTCCATCATTGCTTCAGCGGGCGTGCGTGCATTGCGTGCAGGCTGAATCACCGATGGCGGAAGTGGAATATTCGCGGGGCGGCCTTCCAACCAAGAGAATCGGCGACACCACGCCATCACCGTATTTTCGTTCATCCCCAGCCTGCGGGCAGCCTCCCTACACCCAACCTCCAATACGAGCATCCGGACTTCCTCACGATTGATTTCCAAGGTAGCAGGCATATTTACGACAGAAGCGTAAATACCTGGTCCTGTCAATCCAACAGAGAGCAACGCAAGAGTGTAAAGCAGCTTGTCGGAAAATCTGTCAGTTTCAAAAAGGCGCTTTTACTCTGTTGCACGTGCTTTTGTCGGAAAAGCTTACATGGATTTGTCGGCAGACTTGCCACTTTCCGCCCATTTCCCCGGCACCCAACAGTGAAAAATGGGTTGGCACGCACCCTGCTATATACAAATTCGTCAATATGAAAATCCAATCCATCGCCAACCTCGTTTCTTTCCAAGCTCAACATGCCAACGTCTGGCAAATATTCTTTGAGCTTGTGAATATGCGTAATTCCCAAACCGAGTTTGTATCCTTCGATTTCCATCAGGATGGTGGATCGTGGGTGGCAGTCGATAACCAAGGCGGGCGGCATTCCTTCCGAACATACCAAGGGAAAATCGTAGCCATCCAATCGCCTGTGGGAAATTGCGTAATTGTCGATGATCAACCTGTTTTCCTGAACTAAACGAGACGTGGCATGGCACATGCTATAGACAAATTCGTCAATATGAAAACTTACACCTATCAAATCTCCAGTCGGGCCAATTTCAACGAAATCGGAAATGTCTCCCGCTTCACTAACTCCATCAAAATCGCCACCAAACTCCAAAAGCAAGGCGGTTACCTCTGGGAACATAACCCATTCAAAGCGGGTGGACAACAAGACGAATTCGGAAATTGGCATTTCGTCCCAGCCCCCGCCCACTAAAAACCGACGAAAATGAACACCTACACCGAAACCGACCTTGAGAACGGCACCGAAACCGAAACCGCAATTGCCCGCAGTATCTCGCATAATGAGATCGTCCGCATTGAGTGCGAAGACCCAGCGCAACTAGCGGACTGGATTAGTGCGAATTACGAGGCCGTTGACCACGCTCGCGAGAACGACGGCTCGCTGGACGTATGGGGTAATCGAGAGGGTGAGGATTTCCGCGTTCGATTGGCAAAAATCTAATCTCCTTCGTCGGAGCTTGCGGCATCGGTCGCCGAGCGCAGCCTGGCACAACCTCTCAAAATTATGGCAATCAAACTTGAAAAAGGCGAAACCTACGACCTCGACGATCTCCAATTTGCGCGCTGGTCTGACGGCGAGGCGCACGATCAAGACCATGACCGACTCGACTGGACGGGCTGGTTTCGCGATGGCCGCTACCTCGGCCCCGACGACGGCGGAATCGAGCCGCTATTCGATATTTTCGACTGAGCCGCGAGACGATTTTCTCCCATGTTCATCTCACCAACGCCAAACGCTATCCATATCGCCTAACACCCAGCCCCCGCCCACTAAAAACCTAACGCACTGAATACCCATGAAACCCAATCCTAAATACGCTCCCGAGCAATTCACGACTGAAGCCGAGCAATCGGCCTACAAAGCCGGATTCAACCAAGGCCACGGCATCGCCTGCCACAATGTCCCGGAAATCGGGAAAACCTACTGGACAGACGAGGGGAAATTGAAAGTGGACGCAGACAACGCAGCGGACGTTCACGCGATCCTTTGCTTCGAGGCTGAGAGCAATTCGCGCCAGTATAGCCCATGGGAATTCCTGGCCAAGGAACTAAACGATTCTGAAGACGCTGATGTGCTTTGGGAAGCTTATGAGCAAGGTGTCTCGGATGGCATCTATGGGGACTTGGAAAGCTACACCTACGAGGACGAGGACGAAATTCTCCATGGCTGCTTTTGTGGCACTCGCGGTCTGGAAATTTCCATGGCTCGCGAGCAAGCCGAGTCAGCAAGCCACCAAGGCTCTTGTGACGCGGACGTGGCCATCCTGGTGAAAAATCCGGCCATTGCGGCACAACTCGATGCCTTCGCGCCAGACGAAATTCGCGCAGCATTAAAAGAATATGGAGCCTGGGACGCTGAAGAACTGGCAGACGACGAGCAAAACCGCCATCGCGCTGTCTGGAGTGCGGCCAACGACATTAAGGAAAACCTCCCCCGCTAACCAGGACGAAACCAGCCACCCCCAAGGCTGGTCGCGGCGTAACGCGCCGCCCGAAGAGTCCAAAACTGAAACCTTAAAAACTGAAAACCTGCCAATGAAAAATCGCCACTACAACCCCGAAATTTACACCAGTGAACCTTCAGGAAACGCGCAATCCAAATGCCCCCACGCTTTTCAAAATAACCAAGGTGACGAATGCTCAACCTGTGGTTCCATCAAACACGAAGGGCGGTGGGTTTTTCTCAACAAAGCTTGGTTTCACTACTACACCTCCGGCCAAGATCGCCCTACCCTCCCCTAAACATGAAACCCATCGCCCTCATCCTCACCGGCATGGCCTTGGAGGCCGCGCTGCTGGTGCTCTGGTTTTGCTGCTGAATTACCTATGAAAACTGATTACTCCACCGATAACGGCCAAGAGCAACTCATGCGCGAGAGCGTGGGTCAACCTACGGAATTCACTCCTCTCGGTCACGCTGCGCTAAGCGGATTTGTTGCTGGTGACGTGCTCACCCACCCAGATGGCGAATGGCTGTCTCGCGCAGAAGTATCCCGCGCCATCGCCACCATGCTGAATATACTCAAGGGCTGCCTGCCCACGATGGAGGATGCGCTGGAAGCAGCTAAGCTGGCCGTTCCAGGCTATGCTGGCTACCAATCCGTGGTGGATGCCTACACCCGGCAAGTCACCGAAATCCGCAACCTCTTGACCCGCAATGGATTGCTCTGATCCCAACATCCTCCGCGACACCCTAGGGCGCTTGGCTGCCGATATGGCACGGGATAGGCAGGAGCGCATGGACGCTGACGACTTTTACCGAGTCGATCACTTGGCGATTCAGCCGCTTGAGAACAGCTTCCCAGAATGCCCCGTAAACGCTCATAAACGGCGAATCTCGCGTTTTCCTGCTAAGCCAGCCAATGATAGCCAAACCTCAGCCCAAGCCCCGGAATCGGCTGTCCCGAGCACGCAGCCTCGTATCCAGTGGCAGCCATGGGTGGGGCAACCGCTGTGCTTGGGCGATGCCCTGGGACGCTCGGTGGTTATCGGCAGCAAGCCTGGAGCAATTTTACTGAAATACCTATGAGCCAAGCACCATTTACCAGTGAGCAAAATGAGCGTATTCATCGCCTCATGGACAAGATGCACTGGGCGCTTGTCAAAGTTGACAATGTCGTGGCGGAAACATTGACCCTGATTCAGGCGCGTGAACGTTACTCCGATACCCGCCAAGCAGTTGGCAAATACAGAACTCGCATGGAGGCCCTCCGATTGATTTCTGAGGAAATATGGGCCCACAAAAACCAGTTCGACATGGAACTCATCCGCGAATGTGGGTGCAACGGCTCGTGCAAGAAAAAGATCCAGTAGCGCAACCCACCCCGGCAAACCCGAATCTGCCGCAAGGCCGGTTTCGACCCAATGGAGACAAAAAGCAGACCACCGGAAACGTAACAACCCCAACCCAACCGACCAAACATGAGCAATAGACATACACCTGGACCTTGGAGCGCAGAAGTGAATCACATCGTGGCGCGAAAACCCGATGGCGAACTTGCGAGAGCAAATTCCATCGCGTTCATTCCTGATAGATCATATCCGCTGCCAGACGAAGACGAGGCCAACGCCCGCCTCATCGCGGCAGCGCCCGACCTGCTAGAGGCGCTGAAGCGAATGCTTCCCCGTTTGGAAGACTTGGAGGATTGCGACTTTCACCAAGGCAATACCGACTCGCTTGAAATCGCCAGCCAGAGAATCCGCGCTTGCTGTAAGCCAATGGCCGCAGATGCTCGCGCAGCCATCGCCCGCGCCAAAGGGAAAACGCTATGAGTACTCCGATTTATGAATATGCACGGAAAAAAGCAGACCAAAGAAGGGGCGGCATTGCCCAAGAATCGCCTGTTTGGCGGTGAAGGATGGAAGCCCTTGGACCCACTATCGGCCCGGCAGCAATGCGCGGGCGTGAAGCGGGAGAATCATTGGGACCATTTTCGCATTCCCTCGAATGGCTACTACAGCGATGCGCCTATCCCGATTCAGCCCACCCATGGCAGGGACTTTTCGGGAAGCATCCGGGGCCATGTGGTGATCGTGGGATTCTTTGGCGAGATTGAGAAACGCCGCTACTGGGTGACGAATTGCGAGTGCGGAATCTACGAGCTGATCAGCGAAAAGACGCTGGCCACAAAGCCGCACAGCCCGCGCCATTGCTGCGCTTCCTGCCGACTCAATGAGTCCAAGCGATACCACCAGGAATGCGCGGACTTGGCCGAACAGCATGGGCTGGACTACGACACGCTTCGGGCGCAATTCAAGGCTGCTCGGGAAACGTGCGGAAAAGGCAAGCGAAACTCGTTCGGATTGCTCCATTTTATTCGTAATGCAGCGGCAATCGCCCGCAAATAACTGTGCGCACACTGCAAAATCTTTCCTGCATTCATGCGGGTTTGCGGGCGAAATGCAAAATACTTGTGGACATAATTAAGCTAATCAGCGTATAAGCACACCATGACGAAATCGAAGTGCCCAAAGTGCGGAGGAACCGGGAAGGTGGCTTTAGCCTCGGACATCGGGGCTGAGATGCGGAAACTGCGCGAGAAAGCCAATGTGTCCCTGCGCTCCTTGGGAGCCAGGATGGCTTTCAGTGCCGCTTATCTCTCGGACCTAGAACTGGGTCGCCGGGCATGGAATGCGGGCCTGATCGAGACTTACCGCAAATTCTGCAAATAACCCCGATGAAAGAACGACCGATCTTATTTTCGAGCGCGATGATCCGCGCCATCCTAGACAGGCGGAAAAGCCAGACGCGCAGGATTATCAAGTGCGCCTGCAATGTAGTTCACACGATGGGGCATCCTCCCACCAAACTGCTTGGCGAATGGTCGCTATCTACTCCGCCTTATCGCTTCGGCGAAGGTGGGGGTGAAGAGGGTGAATTTGAGGATACTTCAAAAGAGCCATGGAATTGGACTGGTCGAAAGAGTCCCGTTAAGGGCGATTGGATCGAGGTGTGGCAGACTGAGGTAGACGACAACGCCTCCGGTCCGGTGCGTTGCCCCGGCGAAGTCGGCGACCATCTCATCGTCAAAGAGTCTGCGTGGATGTGGTGCGAGAAGCGCCCGAACGGAGCGACGAAGACGGGCAAGCCGAAGTGGCATTACGTGCCGCTGCAATCGGCCCCGGTCCACTACTGCGCAGATCATCCGAAAAAACCAGCCATCGACGCTGTATCGCCCGTGACCGGCAACGAATGGCTCTGGCGCAAAAAGCTCGGTCGCTTCCTCCCCAAGTGGGCCAGCCGCATCACGCTCGAAATCGAAAGCGTGCGCGTGGAGCGTTTGCAGGACATCAGCGAGGAGGATGCGCGGGCCGAGGGGATTGTTGACTTCGGCAGACAAGACGGGGCGCCCTATCCGCACTTCAATTTGCCCGACCGAAGCCTCACGACCGAGCACACAGCGGTCTCGGTCTTTGTGCAACTCTGGCAGTCCATCAACGGCCCCGAATCCTGGGAGCAGAATCCGTATGTTTGGGTGCTAAACTTCAAGCGCGCGGAGGGCTCGAAATGACCGACATCGCCCCCAACCCAGCCAGCCCCGAGGCCAGCGAGCCGTTGGCAATTACCGCCGCCGATCAATCAATTCTGCGTCACGCCTCGGACAATGGCCGATACGTCTCCGACATGACCGCAGCTCTTCGGGCGCTCTGCGATCGGAGACTCCTGGGCGATTACGGCCCTCAACGAATCGCGGGCGGAATGCACTACATGACCGTGACCAGCAAGGGGCGCGAAGCCCTGAACAAATGGCAGGCCGAGCAACCGAAACCCAAGGCGAAGCGGGTCGGACGCGCCTTCGGGGCGTGGGAACGATACAAGGATGCGTTCGGGAAAATCCCGTTCTTGGAGTTTTGGAAGCTCTTCAAAGAGGACGAATATTTTTGGAGGTCGGCATAATGACCACCCCGACCCAACCCAGCGCGGCCAGTGCGCCGCAATACTCCGAGCGCGGCCCTGTCTGGATCGCCAAGGCTTACGAGACTACTGACGAGTGTGCGCCTTCCAGTCGAATTGCTTGGCGAGTGGAAGACCTTGATGGCCATATCATCGCTCAAGATTGCCAAGAACAGTCCGCAAAAGACATTGCCAATGCGCTGAACCAGCAAGCCGCATTCTCGGAAGTCGTGGAGGCTGCTCTGCACGTCATGGATTCCGTCGTGACCACCGATGCCTTGGATGGAAACGAACCCGACGCCGATCTGGCGCGAGCCATTGAATCAGGCAAGCAAGCCCTAGCGAAGCTCGCGGGCAAGTAATCTGGATTTATGGACCAATTCATAGAAATCGAGCACTCGGGCGTGAAGGTCCGGTATGACGAGGAATCCAATCGCTGGCTATTTTCTCTACGGGGCCGAGACAGATCGTCGGAGACGCTGAAGAATGCCAAGGCAACAATCGACAAACCGGTTTCCGAAAAGACCAAGCCATTCGAGCACATCCCTGTCTGGTATTTTCAATACGGTGGAAACGAGCCAGTGAAAGCCGAGGTGGTCGGATTGGCTGAAGCAAGAAGATGCAGGGTCGGCCAAGAAGTCTGGATCGTAAAGGGTGGAACTAGATCCAAGACACGGACAGAGGATTCGGTGTTCCCGCAAAGCAAGGAAAATGATGCCATCGCAGCCAAGCTGGACGAATTGCGACGCCAGAGCGAGGCAATCACGAAACAGCGCAATTCCCTCAGGGCATCCATGACCAGATTCGAGCCAATCCCTGAGGAGTAACCATGACCCCAACCCGTTTCTCCCCATGGCTGGCCGTGGCGCTTGGCCTGCTGATCCTCGCGGCTGTGGCGGCGCTGTTCTGGCTGCTGATGCTGGGAATACTGACCGCAATCACCGTTTTTCTGCCTGCTATCCAAATCAACACATGAATAAACCCACGCTTGAGTTATTAGCCGAATTTCTCGGCCTGAAAATTCAGATCCGCCGATACCCCGGACAGAAAAACCGATGGACAGCCTCGTTCGAAAAGTGCGAGGTCAAGGAAGGCGCGATGCTGGTCGGTAGTTATGGCAACGTCTCTGGATTGGAAGCGACTCCCGAACTGGCACTCCGCGCCTACGCCAAAGAGATTGCCGGGAAGACCATAGTTTTCCGCGCGATGACCTCAGATCGCCAAGAGTTCAATATACCAGAGGACTTGCAATGAGCACTCGCGAGTACCAACCTGGCGCGGCATCCGTTGCGGTAACTGCGTTCGAGATAAACACCGGCTGTAACGTGCTCGCCATGACGCCAGAGCAGCGCGAGACCTACGTGGAGCTACTCAAGGCAGACGCTGACGAGCGCAGCGCATGGCGCGTGCGGGAAGCTGAGTTGGCCCGCAAGTATGAGCTTGGACCGAAGCCAGCCAAGCGCAGATGATTTTCCGTCGTGCTGGGAGGCTAAAAGCGGATAAATTCCGCCAGCACTTCGGACCCTTTTCCACAACAGAACGCAAATAAAACAAACCAGCCCACCAGGGCGCACAGAACAAAACACACCATGGCACTAACCGTATCCGCCAAAAGCGGCACCAAATCCACCCCGGCACCAGCCGGAACCCACATCGCCCGTTGCTGCAAAGTCATCGACCTAGGCACGCAGAAATCCGATGGCCAGTATGGCGTCAAGATTCAGGAGAAGATTCTGATTATGTGGGAGCTTCCGACGGAACTCCGCGTCTTCAAGGAAGAGAATGGCCCCGAGCCCTTCGTGGTCAGCAAGGAATACACTGCTGGCCTGAGCGAGAAATCCAACCTGCGGGCCGACTTGCAAAGCTGGCGCGGGCGTCCGTTCACCACAGAGGAGCTGGAAGGCTTCTCGGTCGCCAAGCTGGTCGGGGCTGCCTGCACTCTGGGCATTGTCCACAAGCCCGGCAAGAAAGACCCCTCGCAGGTCTACGCCAACATCAGCAGCCTCTCGCCGGTCATGAAGGGCATGAACTGCCCACAGGCCATCATCCCGCCCGTCCTATACGAGATCGAGATGGGCAAGAACGAGGTGTTTCAGTCTCTACCTGAGTGGATTCAGAACAAAATTGCCACATGCGAAAATTGGAAGCACGGATACTCCGGGGCCACCAGTGAGGAAGAAGCTCAAGCCGCAGGCGCGGACGAGGAGGCCAGCACCAGGCGCGAAATTTTGCCCTTCTGATCATGCTCAAGATTCAGGACTTCAGCGACCTGCGGGAACTCAGCCAGCGACTGGTGGATTCCGTGAATCGCCTGAACAGCTTGGCTAAGCCAGTCAGTGTGGCGCGTCAAATCCGGGAATACTCTTCGGACAGAAACAAGCGCGCACTGGCCGTGGCGACCCAAGCGGAGCTTTTGCAGGACAAGGAGCTATCCAACGCCGCCGCTGAATCAAAAGGCCGCGCATCAGCCTCCTACGCTCAAGAAATGGCACGTCTAGGCATGGAGCTACGGGATGCCGAGGAAGTCATTGCTCAATGGGAAGCTGCCAAGTGCGCTCACGAGGCCGTGCGCAGCCTGATTAGCCTGCAAAAATCCATCTCGGAGCAACTCCGGGGATAACACCCAACCCAAGGGCCAGCCGGGGCCGACTCAATTCCGGTGCAGATTTTATGAAGAAACCCAAGACCGCAGAAGTAGAATACATCGACAGTGGAGCCTATCAGGGCTGCGAGGAAGACGCCTACTTGGCCAAGTTTAGCCGAACCAAGGACAAGCTGGTGGTGATTAGGGATTCCGATTTCCATAAACTTTGGAAGTTAGCCAAAGCTGAGATTCACACCCAGCAAGCAACGCAGTTGCCATGACCACCGAACACCAAGACGCCATCGAGGCAGCCCAGCGCAGGCTGGATGAATGCACGGCTTCCGTGAAGGCCGCAGAACAACTCCGCCAGCAGGCAGAGCGCGAGCTTGTGCGCCTGTGCAATGCCGAGGCTGGCCACAGTGGGAGGAAGCCATGAGTGAAGACCCAAAAACACTGGATGAAATATTCATTCACGCCATCAAGGGTTGCGTGTTCCATCGCCACCCGGATTGCATAGCTGATGGCTGCGTTTACAGCCGGGAAATTGGCATGTATCCCGAGCATACATGCCATGGTAAGTGCCAGAACTTCCTGCGCTCCGATGGACCGGAGGAACCAGCATGAGCAGCACCCTTTTGCCCGAGCGCCTCTACGTTTCCCGAGCCGTGCATCGCGGCCTGCGAATGCTGTGCGAGTTGCGCCCTGATTACCCAACACCTGATCACTTAGCTAACGCCATCCTGCTGGCGCATCTGGCGGGGCTGCCCGAGGCGCAGGAAGCTCAAGCCAGATGGGATGCCCTGATGACCGAGACCCGCAAGAAATACAGCATCAAACCCGAAGCACCCGAAGACCAAATACCATGAGCGACCAGCCAAATAATCCACCGGAGCAAGCAAGAAAGCTGGCCGAGCGCCAGCGCAGAGGGGAGGCGAGGGAATAGATTATGAAATACGATCTCACCAAACCCTGCGACCTGTGCCCATTTCGCAATGACGAGAAGCGGCTTTACGTTGACCCTCCCCGATTGGCCGGCATGGCATCGGGTGAGTTCGCTTGCCACAAGACGACAGAGCTTAAGGAAAGCGAAGACGGCGAGGGTGCGACCTACGAACCGCACGAGAAAAGCCAGCATTGCGCGGGCGCTCTCATCTTCCGCGAGAAGCAGAACAACCCGCACCAGATGATGCGCATCTGCGAGCGCCTGGGAATGTATGACCGGACCAAGCTCAAGATGGACTCACCGGTATTTGGGTCTATGGCCGAGGTCAGGAAGGCCAGTCGGAAACGCAAACCCAACCAATGTCACCGTTGATACTCTGATCCGATTGGCGAACGCATTCGAAACCGAAGTCTTTGAACTTATCGCAACCAAATGAGCGCCGAACCCACCAATCCAGAGGCAGCGCCTGAGGGCTACCAGATATTAAATCCAGCCGTAGGAGAGCGGCTTGAAGGATGCTGGTTTGCCGTGAAAGGCAAATCAAAATGGCTTCGGTTTCCTGACCAGAAACTAGGAAGGCACGACCATCGAATCTTTCAATTCGCCCGCCCATCTGCCCCTCCCGCCGTGGATGCCGCCCGCGAGCACCGTTGCCCAAGTTGCGATGAGCCAGTTGCCGATCCGGGTAAATGCGCGACATGCCAATACCACGGAGCCGCCAGCGAGCAGCCGAAGCTTCAGCGGTTGCCCATCAACCTGAAACTGCCGCTGACGAGGTATACCTACGACTACGCGGAATTTGAAAATCCAGAAGGCGAATACACGAAAGCCACCGACGCCGCCCGCCTTGAGCAGGCTTACGAGGAGGCGCGGAAGCTGATTGGCGAGATGGCGGAAGCCATAAAGAAGGACCGATTTTGGGCATCTCCAACATGCGGTTGTAATCAATGTCTAGAAATCCAGAAACTCCTCGCCCGAGCAGAAAAAGTTTTGACAAACCGCAGCGATGCGGTTAAGAAAGGAGAATGACATGCCTGCAAAAATCAAGAAAAACCCCGCTGCTGTCGCCCTCGGAAAACTTGGAGGAAGTAAGTCCACTCTTCTCCAAAAGGAGGCAGCTAGAAAAAATGGTAAGCTCGGAGGACGGCCCAAAAAAGTTCTGGAGCCGCGTTCAGATGGCTGAGATCGACCAATGCTGGAATTGGACCGGCCATAAGAACGGCCCCGGTTATGGCAAAGTGTTTGCAAAACGCTGGCCGGGCGACTCCAAGACCTACAATTTTTCAGCCCATCGTTTGGCCTATATTTACGCCTACGGGATGTTTCCTCAAGGTCTGTTAGTCTGCCACCATTGCGACAATCCCAGTTGCTGTAATCCAGCCCATCTTTTCCTCGGAACGGACACAGATAACAGTGCGGACAAAGTTGCAAAAGGACGGCACGCACGTGGTGAGAACCATGGTTTTGCCAAGCTCACCGAAGACAACGTGCGGGACATCCTCCACAGATTTTACAATTTAGGGGAGCGCGCTTTCAGGATTAAAAAGGTTTTCGGAGTAAGCCGAGGAACAATTCGTGACATCGTGCAGGGAATCACTTGGCGGCATCTCGACATCTCTTCCGTTAGGAGAGCCGCCGCCCTCAACCCGAAACCGACTGAATGAGTTTATGACTATCACCGAAATTGTTGCCGCGATTGGCGACGGAAATATCGAAGTCCAGTTCCTTCACAAAAATCTAACTGGCATTAACCGCAAAAAGCGGGAGATGGAGGTGAAGTTTGTTACTTCGCTAAATAATGGTCAATCCATGATGGACGCCACGTTGACTCCATCCATTCCAAAACGCGCCGCACTGGTGCTCTGGTTCGATTCCGAGCACTACCCGATCAAATAACCCCCAACCCAACCGACCAAACGAATGAGCACTAAACATACACCTGAGCCTTGGCGTACTGGCGGGATATTCGATCCAGACTCCGAAAACCCAACAGCTAACATTTGGAGCCCTACGCCAAAGGGGCACGCTAGCGGAGAGATTATTGCCAGAAAAATACCTCTCCCCCATTTTATGTATTGGAACGGAGAAACCAAAAATGATCACAATTAATAATCAAACTTACGAGGAGTTTTTCCCGAAGGTTGGGGATGTGGTGCCGGAAGGGTGCATGTGGTGCAACAAGGACGATAGCAGGTGGCGGGGGTTCCCTCTGGGCTTATTTAGCTCCAGTCACGTCAACAACGGTAATTATTTCCGCTTCGCCCGGCCCCTGCCTCCTCCGGCCAGTCGGACAGAGGAGCGGGTGCCTGAATCCACTGGTCCTATCTGCCAGATTTGTGGAGAGCCCTATGAGATTTGCGCCTCCGGAAGAGACAACTGCGTGCCGAAAGAGCCCGCCCCATCCCCCGCGCAGTCGACAGCGGAGGCTCTGGTTGAGCGGTCCTTTCGGGAGTTATTCGAGGCAATGGTCCGTTATGACGCAGATGTGGACGATTCTCCAACCAGAGAGCACTACGAGATGATGCGCAGGGCGAGCGCAGCAATGTATTCTCTTGAGCAAGCCAAGCCCACCCAGCCCGACGCAGCGCAGGGGACTGAGACGCTGACGCCATCAGTGGAGGCCAGTCCAAGGATTCCGAGGCACTTACTTCACTCTAAGCAAGCCTATCGATGGGATAAACCTCAGACGATTTGCTTCGCTGCGGATGTCGAGAAATTGGAGCGCGAAAACACCGGCCTCACAACCGAACTGCGGAAGGCGCGGGATGCGGCACAAGAGGCGGAGGCCGCTCGTTGCTATGACGCTATTCGCAAACAACTCTTCCTGATTCTTGAGCCATTTGAGGAGGCGTGGGATCAGATTGACGGCGCTGGCGCTGATAGCGGTGACCTACTCGACGCGACTCTGGCCGAGGTTTCTCAAGCGGGAAGTTTCCTGAGCGAAGAAATCTCAAGCCTCGAACTGGAAAGAGATCAAGCCCAGCAAGACCTATCCGCCGCCACCGCCGAGGTTGCGCAGATGCGCGAGACCATCGATCGGCTGACGGGTGCGCTCAAGTCGGTCGAGAACGGTCTAACCATCGCTGATTACGAGGAAGTCCTGCAAAGTCACCGCAAGAATGTTCGGGCTCTGGATGTGGCCATGCACGGCGAAGAGGGGGCTGCGAAACAGGCCAGCTTGTGCGATCTCATTGGACCCGCGAGAGACATCCGAGCCCAAGCCGCCAAGGACGCGGCGACGATTGCGGGGCTGAGGGAGGGTTATCAGAAAATCCTTAAATTGACCGAATCGAGAACCTACCCAGCCATCGGGATGGAAGCGGTACAAATAGCCAAAACGAAGGCGGAGGGCGGGGAGTGAGCGATTACGTTGAATACGTTCCCGGCTACAGCGCCGAGGAATTGCTTCGCCGAGTGGTGAAGAATCCGCCCGGCTGGAATACGCACACCGCCCGCTGGGTGATGATGACGGAGATCTTCCAAGTCGGCTCCACTAGAGCCCGCGAAATTTGCGAGAAGGCTGGCTACGATCCAGACGAGCGCAAACCCGACCTCCGCCGCAAACGCAAATGACCCCGCCAATCCAATTCTTTGCCCACGGCGATCCGAAGGGGCAGCCGAGACCGCTAGCGTTTGTGGCAATCCCGCGTGCCCCAAAATATGAAATCTCCGAGTTTGGGGATATTCGTAGGATCGGCAGTGGATCGCTGCTGAAGCCATGGGCCCACAAAAGCGGTCATCTTTACGTTAGCCTTGGCCGTGGAAATAAGTTTCAGGTCCACCATTTGGTTCTTGAGACTTTTGGCCCTAAACGGGATCACGGATTGGAGTGCAGACATTTGGACGGGGATCCACGCAACAATCACATCTCCAATCTTTGCTGGGGCACGCGCAAAGAGAACGTAGACGACTACCGTAAGCTTCACGGGAGATACATGCGGAAAGACTGTATTTCCGATTCTCTCGCGAAGGAAATCAGAAGTCGGCTAACTGGCCGCAAAGGCGAGAAATCTACACTGGCAACGGAGTATGGAGTTTCTCGAACGGTTGTTTCTTTTATCGCCAACGGTAGAACTTTTCGGGGCCGATGAACCGCCAGATCACCGAAGATGAACTCAAGCGACTCTTTCCCAATGCCAGCCCCGGACTCCTCGCAGCCAACGCTGATCCTTCGCCTCGTGATCCCGAATTACCGCTCATCGAAAAACAGCCGGGGAGAGAAGAAGGAAGTGCTTCGTCCGTGCGTCCCAAGCTGGAACGACATGATCGCGGTGGACGAGTGGGCAAGGCGAAAAATAAAGAACGACGTGGCCAACGCTTTCTTGTCCGCATTACGAGTGTCCGCAGCCGACTTATCGATGAGGACAACCTCTGCGGAAAACTTGTTTGCGACCTTTGCCGATACGCTGGCGCACTGCCTTCGGATGCGCCGGGAGAAACAAAAATTGAGGTCGGACAACGCAAAGCGGAAAAAGGGGAGTTGCAAACCACCATTGTAGAAGTGTGGGATTTGCATGGCGCAAGCTGAGGTTTTAAGACACTCTTTTTGAGATGAAACAAATCAAAGATATTTCTGGCCAAAAACACGGCAGGTGGACGGTGCTGCGATACCACAGCAAGCGGGTAAGCTCTACAGTTTGGGAGTGCCGATGTAATTGTGGGGAAATTCGGCTTGTGCAAAGGTCTAATCTCTTCCGAGAAAACGCCAGTTGTGGCTGCTACAGGAAAGAATTTGGGCGGGCCAAACGCACCCATGGAATGCGCCAAACTCGACCTTATAGGATTTGGGCCGGAATTATTCAACGGTGCGGTAACCCGAATAACTCCGATGCTCATCTCTACTCTGGAAGAGGTATATCAGTCTGCGAAAAGTGGCGAAACTTCCAGGGGTTTTGGGAGGATATGAAGGCCGGGTACTCTAAATCCATGACCATAGACCGGAGGGATAACGAGCAGGGGTATTGCAAGGAAAACTGCCGATGGGCTAGCTACGTTCAGCAGGCTCAAAACCGAAGGAATAATCGGCTAATCTCGTTTCGTGGTGAGACTCGGGTAATGACCGAATGGGAGCGCCTCCTATGTTTTCCCCCAGGTATTATTTTCAGGCGTCTTTCTCGCGGATGGACTTCAGAAAAGGCGCTTTCTACGCCTCCGGGCAAAAGATCGAAGTCTACGAACTCCGCCCGTGAACCCGCAACTGCCAATATGAAAACCCTGAAACCCGATTCCGAAGTGAGTAAGCAATGCCGTGCGCAGAGACGCGAGAACGCCGCTGGTCGGTGTTCCCAATTTTGCGGACGCACTCTCTACAGAGGTGGAGCGTGTCGAGAGTGCTACGAAAAGAAAAGGGAGGCTGCGGCAAAATGGATCGCCAGCAATCCCGACCGGCACAAAGAAGCCGTTAAAAACTTCAGTCTTAAAAATCCTGATTATTTCAAAACATACTATCTCGAAAACCGAACTAAATATCACGCGTATCAAGCTCGATACCGGATAAATCATGGGATGAAGCCATGGCAGCCAGGCAGTCGAGGCCGCATTCCGAATTGGGTGAAGGAGATCCAGAAGCTATGACGCCATCCCAAGACCGACGAAACCGCGTGGCCCTGATGCGATCCTGCCCGATGTGCAGCGCCCCGAAAGGCCAGCCGTGCGTCTCCGTGCGCGGAATGGGACCTCTCCGCAAAGGCGAGCCCATGAAGACCGTTCACCGGCAAAGAATATGACTGCCCAGCAAATCCACCACATCCCGCTTGACGCCGCGCCGGGGAAGTGACAGGGTGGAGATGCCGTAAGGCCGGGACTGAAAACCCGAAGCGCGCTAATGAACGATACAAATACAGAACCCTTTGATCCGCTGTCGGTGGCCTGCGTGCGCCATTTTTCAGCCGGGAGCGGATCAAAGGGCTTTTTCTTGCCCATGATTCATCACGTGAAGATTGCCATGCAGCATTCACGTTCCAAACTCGCCGCTCGACTGGTTCTTTTTTGTCTTGCAGATCATGCTGACAAAACGGGCCGTTGCTATCCCTCTATTGGAACCCTAAAGCGCGAAACCAACCTCTCCGAAAGAGGGGTTCAGGACGGGCTAAAACAACTAACCGAGCTTGGCGATGTCGCCATACACAAGAATGCCGGTGTAAAAGGTGTCAACGTTTACGAGTTTACCCTGTTGGCCCCCGCAGAATCTGCACCCCCGCAGAATCTGCACCCCCGCAGTTCTTGCGCTTTACCCCCGCAGAATTTTCCAAAGACCCCCGCAGAATCTGCACCCAAAGCACCATTAAGCACAAAAGAACCACCATCCGAGACAGGGTTCGCGTTTGCTGATTGGTTTCGTAAATTCCTTCCGGAAAAAATCAACCTAGTTTCGGGTTGGAGGGTTCAGTGGGCTGAGACCTACGACTCGATGGTAAGACTGGATGGGCGAACTAAAGATGAAATCAAATCTGTGTGTGAATGGGCAAAGGCTGATTCGTTTTGGGCCAACCAGTTTCACTCTCCCTGCAAACTAAGAAAGCGGAACAAGGACGGTATTTTGTTCTTCGATCTCTTCGCGGGAAAATTAAACAAATCCGCGCCACGCGCTGCTATCGAGCGCCCTATGGTTTTTGAAACCCCGATCCAGAAACAGGTTCGGGAATTCAGGGGGAGGGAATGAAAGAAGACGAGTCCATTCCCGATCCACTGGGCCCCGAGCGGGCGCTTCTGGCGACACTGGCCATGAGCCCAGTAGAGGTCAGGGCCATCTGCGCTGAGGCTGCTCTCTCCAAGGCCCACTTCGGGATTTCGGTTTACGGTGAAGTTTTCGAGATCATGACCAGCATGGTCGATCATGGGAAGACCATCGACTTCGTGACCATGATGGAAGCCCTGAGTGACGCCGGGAAACTGGTCAGTTTCGGGGGAGCTTTCGCAATCAACCAGCTTTTCGTTCTGCTGGGGACGACATCAGGGGTTGATCAGTATATCGAGCTTATCCTCGATAGGGCGCTCAGGAGGTCCGTGATGGCGCTTTGCAATGAGTTTGGTCGCAGGGCCAATGACATGCTGGAAAACGCTCAGGAAATGGCCTCTGCGCTTCACGGCGGGGCGGGCTCGCTGATTCATCGCAAGTCGAAACGCCGAATGGTCTCGGATTTGATCGATGAGATCGTTCAGGAGGTCATCAACGGAAAGGATGACTCGGCGTTAGTGAAGACCAATATGCCGGGGGTAGATGGACGACTCAATCTCTACCGGGGCGACCTGCTGGTTGTGTCGGCTCCCACGTCTTGCGGTAAAACTGCCCTGTCATTTCAGTTGGCCTACTCGTTCGCCAAGTTTGGGCATCGGGTGGCGCTTTACCCGCTCGAAATGAAGGACAAGAATACCATCAAGCGGGCCATTCCGCAGATCGGTGGCCACAACCCCGAGTTCGTGCGGGCTCTGGTTAAACAGGCCAAGGAAACCGGCAAGAGTTCAGCGCAGCAACAAAAGATCGTACAGGAATTCAGTGACGCCGCTCACAGCGTGAAGCTGATGAAGATCCACATGCGGGACGACCTGAATCTTTTCGAGGCCATCCGAGCCGACATCCGGGTTGAGCACGCTAGGCAACCGTTTACCTTCATTGTTCCGGATTACCTGCAACTGATTCAGACCGGGCAGAAGTTCGAGCGCAAGCAGCTTCAAATCGCCTACATCACCCAAGGCCTGAAGGCCCTGGCAAAGGAACTGGACTGCGTTGTTTGTGTTCCATCTCAGGTCAACAAGGAGGGCGGCACCCGCGAAGCCCAGGATGCCGAGAACGACGCCGATGCCCTGATTCGGATCGAGGGAAAGGAAGACCCAAAAACCAAGGACATCCAGCCGGGCCGCGTATCGGTCTGGAAGCAGCGTGAGGGTGCCCGTGGAATTGACCTCCCTCTGAATTTTAATGGACCCATGGTCCGCTGGGAGGAATACCAGCCCTGAGACCCGCCTGACCGCCCTTGAAACCAAGCAAAGCAATCTATGAAGACCCATGCCTTAGTGAGCAAACTAACTGATCTCCGTTATCAGCCGCACGAAAAGCGTGACCCACAGCAAGTGCAGCGCGCCCTCGATGCCTTGGATCTACTGATTCGGGAACTGGAATCCATATCCGAAGACGAGTGCGAGGAGTGCTGCAAATCCGAGGAAGCCAACGATGCCCTGCATCAAGCCCACCGCACACTATGAGCCAGTCGCCGCCTGACCGATCCCAGAAAATAACGGCTCGTATTTTGGAGCTTCGTCGCATCCATGCCAGCAAGCCAGAATTTCAGATGATTTTGGATGCCTTGGATGAATCTGTAATGGGCCATGGAACGCTCAGTAGCAGGAAAACCCAAGACAACCCCGACATCTTCACCCGAATTGAACGCCTCCTGCCATGAGCCCAAGCCACATCAAGCGGGCGTTCTACGTCCTTCATGCCTTGCAGGACAACAAGAGCGGTCGCTTTGACAAGACCCAGCACAGCGAGGATTTCCCGGACTCGATGACGCATGCCGAGATCAAGGCAGAACTGGAGGATAGGCTAGGGCGTCACTACGACGGAAGCTGGCACGAAAAAAAGGGATTCGTGGATGGCATCTCAACGCAGCGAATACTTCTGGAGAAGTCTAGAGAATCCATGGCCCAAGAAGGCAGGCCTGACATTCAGATGGACCTACTTTCTGGAATTGATTTGAAAAATGCCTTGTCCACAAAACCCAAGTCGCGTTAGGCGCACTTTCAACCAATCGACCGAAACTGACCTATGTCCGACATTGCACCATCAACCAACCCGCCCGACGAGGGCGATCCCGAATACACGCAGGCCGACGACCAGTGGGCGGTGCAGCGCATGCTTGAACAGGGACGGGAATTGCAAGCCATGCGCATTGCTGCTGCCACCAAGGACCGCGAGATAGCGGCGCTGAAGGTGGATTTGGAGAACGCGAGCGAGCAGGCACGATACTTGGCGAGAATCGCCGAAGTCTGCGGACTGGATGTCGCTGCTATCGAGCCCAACGAAGTTCTGACCGCTGTTCAACTTTTTATGAAAGGAGGTGAAACATGTCCCACAATCCAATGCAAAACTTCCAGTGCCGTACCCACGGATGGAACTGCTACGGCACACCATGCCCTGAGTGCAGTGGGAAGTAACGCCACGGCGGACGGTCCGATCCCGCCGCCAGTGGCAAAGCCCGCAGACCTCGCGCCGGTTCCTGAGGGGACTCCGATCACGGATGCGGCCATCGTTTCCGTAGATGTGGCTTTTGACGGCGGCGAGGGGCTGTCCTCTTCGCCCGAGGATTGGGTGAGCCCAGAAGTTGCCCGACAAATCGAATCCGACCTCTACGCCACGCAGCGCAGGCTGATCCAGAACGCAGAAGCATTTGTTCGCGAGTCCAAGCAGCAGGCGGAATACATCGGCGAGTTGAGAGCCAAGAATGCCGATTGGATTCAGCGATTGGAGGTTGCCACTTTGGTAGGTCGGCAATTCATGGAAGCATCTGACAAGAAGATCGCCGACCTTGAGCGCGAACTTGCTATGGCCACCGATGCGGCAAACAAGGGCGACACAGCCCGCAGTATCGCAGGCGCGCAGGAGGAGCGGATCAGGGAGTTGGAGTGCGAATTAGAAGAACTCAAGAAAGCAATCATCCGGTCCATATGACACCCGCCGAACACAGGGCGCTTGTGCGGCGCATCGCAAAAAGGAAAGGCAGCGAGGAGGACAAGGACAAGCTGCGGCAAATCATGTATAACCTGACGGTTGGGGCAGAGATTCTGAAAGCCAGCAGGAATCGAGACCGGTTTCCATTTCTTTACCAACCTCCGACCGACCCGGTTTCAGAGGCTCAGAAACAAATCAACCTCGCATAACCACAAACCAAACCTATGAATACCGACCAACCCCAGAAGCACCGCTGGCTCGCGAAGGGCGAGATCATCCAGGCGGGAGATGAATACCGCGACATCGGCGTGATGTCGCTACCGGGAAACGAACTCACTTCGTTCGGATTTGAGCCCGTCAAGACCTATTGGGTGGGCCTTGGGGTCGTCGTGGATCAATACATTCGACGCCTGCTCACCGCGCTCGGCTACGGGGAGGACGGCAAGTGAAGCACGTCGCTGAAGCCATCGCCATTATCGGCGTCGTGTTTTACCTAGGGCATTGCACCAACGAATCCAAGCGGCTCCAAATGCAGCATGAGCATTTGTGCTGGATCGCGGCTACGAGGAAAGCACGGCTTGATTTTGGCCGGATTGGGTCAAGCGGCCCGAAACAAAGACACCGTGAGCTTGACAGCCGAAGCCGACACGCCCACGGTGCGCAGACAATCACGACTGCCCATGCAAACTGAGACATTGGCTAATCAGCCGCAAGCTCAAACCTACAAGGGTGCCATCAAGGCTGCTCTTACTGAAATCGGGAAAGACCCCCTGGCTCGCTTCGTTGGATATGGCATGATCGCGGGCCGCGCAGGCGGATTCCTGAAGGATGTTCCAGAGTCCAGCCTATCGGAATTTACGGTAGCAGAAGACCTGATGGTGGGCGCGGCAATGGGCATGAGCCTGATGGGACTGCGCCCCGTAGTCACAATAGAAAGGGCGGACTTCCTATGGAATTGTATGTCGGCCTTGGCTTCACATCTTGATAAGTGCGAAGAAATTAGCCGCCGTGAATTCGTGCCATCGGTGATTATCCGGGTGGTAGTTGGTGGGAAACTTCGCCCACTATTCACGGGGGCAACCCACGTATCCGATCCATCCGAGGCCATGAAGCTCATCCTGAAAATGCCCGTTCTTGTGGCACGAGACGCCTACGAGGTTCAGGAGTTCTGGGCTGAGGGTTATCGCCGCATGCGGGAGGGGTTGGGGAATACAATGATTTTTGAGTACAAGGACGCCTATTAAAAAATGACCACCTTTCGCGCCGCCCTTCTCGAAGCCCACAACGCCCCGCTGGTCCTCACCGACCTGAGTCACGCCGTCACCGATCACTCGGGCAACGTCTGCTCCTATGGTCAGGTGCGGGTGAAGATGATTCAATCGGGCATCTGCGGAGCCCAGCTTGGCGAACAGGCAGGCCACAAGAACCCCGAGGCTCCGCTGCCGAGGCTCATCGGCCATGAGGGCGTGGGCATCGTCAAGGAGGTTGGACCCGGCGTGAACGTGCAGATGAAGGGGAAGAAGTGTGTCCTCCACTGGCGCAAGGGCGACGGTCCTGAGGCCACGTTGCCCGCACGCTACAACTACAAGCTCACCACCATCGGGGGTGGGCACGTCGTGACCCTGGCTGAGTCCGTGGTGGTGAGCGCCAACCGGATGACGGTCGTGCCCGACGACACTCCGGATGACTTGTGCGCGCTGCTGGGCTGTGGCCTTTCGACGGCTCTTGGAACCATTGAGCAGGAGGCCAAGCTGAAGTTGGGCGAGAGCGTTTTGATTTTGGGCTGTGGCGGCGTCGGGGCGAACCTCATTCTCGCGGCCTGCGCGGCAGGAGCGGGCAAGGTGACGGTGGTGGACCAAGACCACACCAAGTCGAAGCTGGCTTTCGACCTGGGGGCGAATGTCTTCAACAGTCTGCCGGAGCTAAAGGGTCGCCGCTACGATGTCATCGTGGACACGACTGGAAACGTGGAGGTGCTGGAGCAAAGCATACCGCTTATCAGTGGGACGGGCAGGATGATTCTCCTGGGTCAAACCAAGCCAAACGAAAGTTTCCGAATTATGTCTGCGGTTGATAGGTTTTATGGAAATGGAGCCCGAATAATATGGAGTCAAGGCGGCGGCTTCCGTCCATCGGAAATGATTCCCCGCTACATTGCCATGTGGGAAGCAGGGAGACTAAAATTCGGACGGGTAGTTACTCATCGAGTTTCGCTCGAAGACGTGAACAAGGGATTTGATTTGGTCCGTGCAGGACAGGCCGGAAGGGTGATGGTGACGCTATGAAAACTATTGAAACTCCAAACAACATCGACGTTTTAATTCACTACCATTGCAGCCCCGAACCACATCCTCGGGTAGATGCTCCTGCCATAGTGGGAGCAATAGAAGATTTAACTAGTGTGGGCGCGCTCGAAGTGCGGGAGGGAAAACTGCGCACTACCAAGATGGGGGAAGCGTGGCTTAAAGCCCTTTGCAAGGTGCCTCCCCCAAGACAAGCGTGGGTGGACGCACACGGGAATGTTTTGATTGTAATATGATCACGAAACACACCCGAGAATCCCTAATCGCCTTCGAGGAGCGCGTGCGCTTGGCCTGGGAGGCCGGGGACTTGCCATCGTTGTGCCACATTTGCGGCGGGGACGAGGGCCAGCTTCTCAACATTTTCCAGCGCATCCGGCCCCATGATTGGGTCTTCGCTCCGCACCGGGCTCATTATTTGGCGTTGCTCAAAGGCATCCCCGAGGACAAGCTGATGGACTTCATCCTCAGGGATTCTTCGATGTTCATCTTCGACCGCGAGCGGCGGTTTTACCAGTCGGCCATCCTCGGAGGCTGCTGCGGAATCGCGGTGGGGGTGGCCAAGGCGATTCAGGACAGCGGAGAGGATGCGCGAGTGTTCTGCTTCCTCGGCGATGGCGGGGTGGAAAACGGAGCACTGCACAGCGCGGCGATGTACGCCAGCGGGCATGACCTGCCCATCGAATTTTGGATTCAGGACAACGACCGGCAGGTGGATACTCCAAAGTTGTCCCGGCGAGGGAAGTGTGTTCCTTTCGATAAAATTTGGACAGAAGATCCTTACGAACCAATATGGCCCCATTGCGTGAATCGCTACGAGTATAAGCCCACGTGGCCCCACGCCGGGAGCGGCTGTAAACATCAGATCACTTTCAAACGAACCACGCCACTATGAGCGATAAATCGAAAACCCACGCTGAAGGGTGGGAAGACCACAAACCCGGCAAGCAAGTTCTCGTGGATAAATATCATCCGAACGGAGACGACTGGCTGGAATCAGCAGTTAAAGGAAAGAAAGGAAGCCGCAAATGAAAACCTGGACACCTAAAGCCCTGCTCGATGAACGTGAGCGCGTGGCCAAAAAGAAGTTCACCGGCATCCTCCGTACGGTCACTCACCCCGGCCCATGCGTGGTCGTGGTGAACAACGTTTTCGTGGGATTGCGCCCAATGCAAATTGCCGGATGAGCCGACGCTTCGAGACTTGGTGTGGGTTTCAAATTGGAGACTCGTTGATTCATCTGCACTTCTTGCGCAAGCTGGCCATTCGCCAGCCCGAGGACCAGTTCCACCATGGAGTCAACTCCGCGCACTTCCCCCAGATGGTCGAACTTATCGAAGACCTGCCGAACGTTCACCTCTTCGACTACCACCATCGCCAACCCGGTGCCCATCACATTTGGAAAAACACTGAAGGCTACTGGGAGCATCACCCGCTGCGTGACCACTACGCTGCGTTCCATCTTGAATGGTTCCAGCACCTGTCCAAACGCATGGGGGTGGAAAGTCCGTTCCAGCACAATGAAGACCTGCTGTTCGACTACCCCGCGCTGCTGAAGCCCACGCCGCTCAGCTATCCGTTCGACGTGCTGTTCGTCAACTCGGCTCCGTGCAGTGCCCAGTTTCGCGCTTATCTAAGCGGCCCCGGAGGGTGCAACAACCCCGAATATTTCACTCCCATGGTGGAGGCACTGGCCTCACGTTACTCGGTCATCACCACATGGCCCAGTTCGGTGAAAGTGCCCTGCACGCTAGACTACAACATCACCTGCACGGGCATCGGGCACCTGTCGCTTCTGTGCAAAATCATCGTATTCGTCTCCACCGGCCCAAGCTGGCCGACCTTCAACGTGTGGAACCAGCACACGGCCAAGCTACGGCTGGCCTTCTTGGACCGGGAAACTTTGGGCATGTGCGGGAACACCGTGGAAGTAGGCAACCTGGAGCACGGGATGAACGTGCTGCGCGAAAGAGGGATTTTATGAAAGCTAAGAAACTGAAAATTTACAACGTGGAGATGACATTGGTTGAGACTACTAGCGTTGCTGCCTATACGCGGAAAGAAGCTTTGGAACTTGTCTCTAATCAAGGATTCGGAGGCACTGTGAGGCACGTAAAAACCATCGCTCGTTTGGATAAAGTTAATACCCCAAAATGAAATTCTACTCCGAATTTGGCGAAGATCGCTGGCTCTACGAAAACAACCATCTGGGAGGCAATAACCGGGTTTACGTAGACCTCGGCGCTGCCGACCCTATCACCGGCAGCAACACCGCGCTGCTTCGTGATCTCGGCTGGCGCGGGCTGTCCATCGACGGCAACCCGGCCCATGCCCACAAATGGAAGACGCCTTTCGTGAACGCGATTATCAGCGACCAACCCGAGGTGCCGTTCAACTTCCACCCCAACCACGTCGTCTCCCGCGTGGAGGACGGCAACCCGTTCGTTCCGGCAGTCACCCTGGAGAGCTTACTGGAAAAGCATGGCATCGGTAAAATTGACCTACTGACGCTAGACGTGGAGGGCCATGAGTTCGAGGCGTTGACCTCGATGGTTCTGGAAGACCATCAGCCACGCATCATCATCGCGGAATATCGGACGGAGGGTCTTGGAATCGACTGGCGCGTGCGTGACTACTTGATGGACCGGAGCTATTATGTAGTCCACCAGACCCTCGCGAATCTCGTGTATTTTTCCAAAGGTTGACAAGAAACCCAAACCGGATTAGGATTCCATGAATGAGCTTAAAAACAAACACGCAGTCGCCCTTGGGAAACTTGGGGGACTCAAAGGCGGAAAATCCCAATCCAAACGAAAGTGCGCTGCCTCCCGTGAAAATGGCAAGAGGGGCGGGCGCCCTACCAAGGCACGGCCACTGCACAAACGCGGGAGTTTCTCCGGAACATCGAAGTTGGACACAAATGAGAAGTAGATGTAGCAACCCAAAAAATCCTGTTTTTTACCATTACGGGGGACGCGGAATATCTGTTTGCGAACGGTGGGATGTTTTCGAGAATTTCATAGAGGACATGGGGCCCCGCCCGGAGGGCACGTCGCTCGACCGGATTGACGGAACAAAAGGATATTTCCCAGAGAATTGCCGGTGGGCGACTCGCAAAGTTCAGAACGACAATCGGATTAATTCTCGATTCATAACCATCGATGGTGTTACAAAAACTTGTGCCGATTGGTCGCGCCACTTAGGGCTTCACCGTTCTACTGTTGCTGGACGAATCCGGCAAGGTTGGGACCCAATACTTGCGGCTACGTCCCCAGAACAAATTAGAGGCGTAAGAAAATTTCATCCAAAATACAAATGATACCTATCATGGCCGTGCCATTTCTAAATAGGAGAGATTTGCTTCTGCGCTGCGTGGCCTCCATTGATTTCCCGGTCGAGCGGCTGGTCATCATCCAGAACGGCACTGAAGACGGAACCGTCGATCCGCCGCCCAGCGTGCTCAACTGGACGCTCATCCGACATCCCAACGCCGGGGTTGCGGCAAGCTGGAACGAGGCCATCACGCTGTTCCCGGCTGATTACTGGCTGCTGGTCAACAACGACATCGAGTTTGCGCCGGGGGATTTGGCGAAGTTCCACCACGACATTACGAATGATCCGGCGCTGGGCTGCCTGTATGGCAATCACGGCGCAAGCTGGTGGGGGGTGACGGAGATGGGATATAACACTGTGGGCGCATTCGAGCAGGCCCTATGGCCGGCCTATTTGGAGGACACCGAGTGGGCCTATCGCGCTGATTTGCTGGGCGTGAAGCGTGCAACGGTGCATGGGCTTACCTCAAAGCACGGGGACGCCAAGGCCACTGGCTCCTGCACCATCATGAGCGACCCCGAGTTGCGCAGGAAAAACGGGATCACTCATGGCAAGGGATTCGAGTTCTACAAAAAAAAGTGGGGTGGCATCAACGGGCAGGAAGTGTTCAAGCACCCCTTCAACGATCCAAGCATCCCGATTTGGGCATGCCGACCGGACACTAGAATCAGGCGCGAGTTGATGAGCGTTCGCTAGCTCACCATAACCCCACTGCCTTCGCCGCCTGCTCATAGCGAGCCTGCACACGATTGATCAGCGTCTGGGTGCAACCCGAGCGGGTTGTGCCCCACCGCCGAAGAACTGGAACGCCTGAGTAGCTGCGCCCTTGGGAATGCCTAGGCGTTCCATGATCGGTTTAATGCTTTGGTATGAAATTGGGACGGTGTTTTTCAGCACAGTACTTTGCACGGTAATGGGGCTCCCATCGTATTCCTTTCGGTCCAGTGCAGCCTTAGCGTTCGAGAGCAGAGGCGAGAGCTTGCCACCCATGAACCCGGCAAAGGTATCTGAGAAGTCCGCGCCTCCGTATTTGGGATCGGTCAGCGAGTCAATTTTGCCTTTTGCTGTTTTGGTCTCTCCGGTCGCTCCACGTGCAGCGAGGGTGAACGCCTTAGTCGGCCCGCTGAAGGCATCATGCCACACCCCGAGCTTCCCATTTTCTCCAGGCACGTAGACTTTCCCAAAGTGGGTGGAGCGTGGGTCGGTCTCGTAGTAGAGCCCGGCAGCGCGGGCCAGGCCGAGGAAAAGACCCATGGTGCCTACCAACCGAGCGTAATTTTCCAAGGCATAGGTGCGCGATTTGAGCGTGCCTTTCGCCCCGATGAGCGGCATGAACGTGCCCACCCGGAGGTCGGCGATGGTCTTACGGGCAGCAAAGAAAAGTTTGTTGAGGAACGGGGCTGCGTTCTCGATGGCGTCTCCCACCTTGCTGCCGCGCAAAGACGCGCTGCCGGTGAAATCGTTGATCACCGACGCCATCTGTGGAAGCTCGTAGTCGCCGGGCTTGTAGAGCTTGTACATCGCATCGAACATGTCTGCCCGGTAACGATTGAGGTAGGTCGTAAAGGACCGCTCTGCCGCCCGAGCAACCGGACCCACGATGGTCCACTTCGGGAGCTTGTTGAGCAGCCGGGACATATATTGCTCCTCAGTCGCAGACGCCTTGGCATTGGGCCGGGTGATGCGCAGTCCGCTGGCCTCGTAAAGCGGAGCATTCGGGCGGGTGGCGATGTCTCGCTGAAACTCGAATCGCTTCTGCTCAGAGAACATCGCCCGCATGGACTGCCACGCAGCCTTGGAAGTGCGAACGGGCGTGGTCAGGCTGGTCAATGTCTGCCGGAAAATCGCCGGGCCATCCGCCGAGGTAATCAGGATGCGCGCCAAGTTTGGGCTATCACCAAGGATGGCCTTCGTTTTGCTCCAGACGCTTTTGCGTGACCACTCCTGATCGGCAGCACGATTTTGCCATTCCTCTTTGAGCAGGCTCTCCTGGTAAAGCGCCTTCATCAAATCTCGGTCCATCACCTTGTCCCGCTTCACGGGAGGAGCGTAGTCGTTGGCGTCGATGCGCCGCTGAATCTCTTTCTGCCGAGCCAGAGAGGCTTCCTTGGCACGGGCAAGCCGAGCTTCAGGAGAGTTAAAAACCGTCTGTTCTGCCTCTCGAATTTGAGAGGTCAGGTCTTCAATCTGCGAGCGCACCATGGCCTGTTCCTCGGTATCCGCGCCGAGCTTACGACCGGGTTTCATTTTCCCGGCGATCAAGTCATCCCGGCGTTTCTCCAGCGCACGAAGTTTTTTCTCGTCTTCGGTTTTCGGGGGATTTTCTTTCAAACGCTGGGCTCTGCGCGCTTGGGCCAATTCTCGATTTAGTGCCGACAATTTCAACTTGGCCTCTGCCACTGCCGCCGTGTCCACCGTGGGCTTGCCCGTCTTCGGCTCAATGTTTCCAGATTTCAGCTTCTCCGTGACCGCCTCGATGCGCTTCAGGAGCCCATTGAGCTTGTCGCTCTCTGGCTGGTTGAGCACGGCGTCCAGTTGGTCGCGCAGCACGTCCACCTGGTCACGCAGCGCCAACTCCTCGGCAGTCCACGGGACGCCCTCGGTTTGAGGCGTGCGTTTGCCCGCCGCAATGTTCCCTTGAAGTTCCTCGATGGTGTTTTTGAGACGGGTAACGCGGGCCGTGTGCGCGGAAGCAAGCTGGGTGGCTGGATTGCCTGGATTGATGCCTTGCTTGCGCATCTCGGCGTCCACTTTCTTTTGCAGTTCTCGAACTTTGGCCGATGCCTTGTCCCGCTGTGGTCCCGACTTGAGCGGGGCAATTTTCCGCTGCGCGTCCTCCAGTTGGGACGTGAGCCGGGCAAGCGTCTTCATCTCGCGCAGCGCGGTTAGGTCTGCTGCCTTGCTAGGGAAAGTGGTTTTTCCGTAGCCGCTGAAGGCATCCCTCACTTGGCGCTCGGTGAGGTTGGGATTTGTCGGCAGAAGGTCTCCATGGACCGCCTTCATCACTTCCGCCATATCGGTCTTGCCCGAATTGACGTGTGCCCGTGCGAGATCGAAAACAACCTTCGGGTTCATCGCCCCATTGGCCTCGGTCAAAATCTCAGCGGGGGTTGGCGTGCGGAATGGTTTGGAATTCTCCGCCTCGATTTGCTGGCTGCGAGTGAACAAGTCTTGGAGATGGGGACGCACGCGCTCCCCAAACTCGGTGAGCATTTGCTTGCTCCACTGGGCAAAGTCACGCACCCCCTTGGCCACGTAGGACGCGCCAATGATGGCCTCGTCCACCAAGCCCGCGAGGTTTAGCGGGTCTCCGGTCTGGAGACGGCCACGGCGTCCAATGATACGCTTGCGAGCCGCCTCCGCCTGCTCGTTAAAATAGTCCACCAAGCCTTTCTTCTCCTTCGCCGCGCCCTTGGCTTGTTTCAAAAGTTGTTTATGGATTTGCTCGGCTTCCGTGTCCGCAATTTTGGATTCAACTTTCGCGACGTTCTCCTGCGCGATTTTGATTTCATCGTGGACTTTCCCGACTTCCGCGATTTCTGCCGGAGTAAGCGGAGCAGCGTCGGGCTTCGTGGCTCGCTCGCGGGCGAGCATTCGAGCCAAAGAAAAATCCTCGTTCACCATCATCCGGCGAGCATAAAAGCCCTCAGATTGAGCACTCCCGGTGAGTTCATAAACAGACATCGCTTCTTGGTAAGCGAGGGCATCTTGGGACAAACGAGTTTGCGCCTTGGCCAATTCTTCCGGCGTACGAGCGTTGTTTACTGCCTCGTAAGATTGGTCCACAGCCATCTGCCGCCGCTTGGCCTCGAAGGTCAAAATAGCTATGTCGTCTCCATCGGGAACCCGAGGATTTTCCTGCAAGCTCTTTACCAGTTGGCTTCCAGCATTCGGATTTTCGTCAAAAGCTTTTGCTGCCGCCTCGTGGAGTTTCGGAAAAGCACGTGCCGTGGATTCTTCCCGGCCAGGGAAACCAAGACGGACGCGTTCTGCTTCGGTAAAAGCATTCCTAACCCCTGCTGGACCATCAGCAGGCCACGGCGGCTGCACACGTTCACCGGACACGTCCCCGGGCGGAGGTGGTGGCACGTTCGTTTCCAAAACTGTCTCTGTTGGGAGCACGTTTTCTGGAGTTTCATTTCCAGTTCGTTGCGGAGCACGCGGCAACTCGTCGGGCACCCAAATGCCTTCCACAGTGCGTCCGGTCTGCCCATTTCGAGTTTCCGGTCCTACTTCCGGAATAGCATCGACAGGCGGCAGAACGTCCGCTTCCACAGGTGCTTCATCTCCCGCCCGCTGCCTGGCCATTTGGAGAGCTTCGTCCATAACCCCTACCAGTTCGGGATCGGCCCCGCTTTTCGGCTGAAGGGAGGAAAGCGTATTCCGCACGGCCACCCAATCGGTGGGACCACCTTCGGGGGTATGGTTCACCGCAATGGAATCCAGCAACGATGTAGCGTCGTTAGACGGCAACGGTTCTACGGGCTCCGTGGCCTTCAACCCCTCCATGGAGCGCAGGGCCACGCCCTCAGGAGCGTCGGGCTGCACAATCCGGCCTTCAGCGTCCAGCGTTCCCAGCGGCGTTCGCACGGTGTCGGTCAGGCCATTGGGCCGAAGCTGGTAGGGGCGAAAGCCGAACAGACCTTGCGCCAAGCGCGTAGGTTGGTGCAAGGCGAGTCCCAGCGCCCCGCCTTCGAGCAGTTCGCCTGTGGTGGGCATCCGGCCTTCGAGAATCGGCTGCACGGCGGCTGTGCCCACGCCGAGACCACCGCCAATGGCAAGGTTGCCGATGGCTTCCGCGTCCCCGCGCAACGCCCCACGAACCACACTGAGCGATGGTCGGAACAGCGAGCCCATGGCGAGCAGGCTACCGCCTTTATATTCGGGGGAGTTTTGAAGCTGAGTCGTGCGTTCGCGCCGGGTGGCAGTGACCTCGGGACTATTCTCCAAAAGTGTAGTCGCTTCTTCCTGCACACCACCGCCGACCATTGCCCCGCCAATCGCCCCGGCCACAGGCAACAGCACACCGAGTGGTCCACCCCGGAGCCCCATCATCATCTGCGTGCCAAGAGCACCACCAGCCACTGCGCCGCCACTGTCCGTGATGCCCCGGTTCATCTCTTTCTGCGCCTGCGCGGTGACGGCAGGACCGAAGAACCGCTGGAGCGGACTTTCCGGAGCAACCCGAGTTTCCACAAAGGGCTTTTCTGCCTGCCCTTTCGCCGCCCGGCGTTCCAGTGCCTGCCGTTGGTCAGCAGGAAGTGCTTCCCACTCTCCGCGCTCCTTGTAGAGGCGCATGGCCGTCACTGCCTCATTGTTGAGGATTTGCTCGTCCTGCGGATTTACGCGATAAGGGGCAACGTCCAATTCTGCAATCCCGATGGTAGCTTGCTGGGCCTGCTGAATTTCAGGGATTAGAAAACGCCGCTCGAAGGTAGAATTGGCCGCGCCATCGAAAGCTTGAATATCCTCTTCCGGAGCACCTTGAGCTTTCAAAAACCCCGAGACATCGGTTTTCCAGTTGTTGAAAACCTGCTCTTTTTGGGGAAAAGGAATGGCCTGAAAATCAGGATCAGATTCGATTGCTGCCCATTCTAGCGGCTCGGTCGGCATGGCAGACTATGGAGCGGGCAGATACTTTTGCCAAGATGGACCTGAGTTTTTGCGAGTCGAAGGGATGGCTCCCGCTGGAGGCAGCACGGAACCCCCGCCGATTTGCGGAACGGGAGCACCGGAAACCATTGGGTCTACGGCGATGGGTGGGGGGTTCAGGCCGCCCAGCACCCGAGGGGCGAGTGGGTTGTTTGCTCCTGCCGATGGTCCTTGAAGAGGGATGTCTGCTGTCACCCTCATCAGAGTATCCAATTCACTACGGTTTCGGTCCACGCGCCGAGCAATGTCTTCCCGTCGTGCCTGGATGGCGATTTTCCGCTGTGTGTCTTCTGTTTTTGCAGCCTCTTGAGAAAGAATACCATCCTCTTGAACCAATCGGGCGATGTCTCCTTGTAACCCCATGATCGCCGCTTTGGATTGGTTTAAGGCAGCAGCATCCCCACGCTGCATGAGCGTGCCTTCTTGAAATGGCGTCAGGGGCAGTGGCTCAAATTCCCCGGTCGCTGCATTTCCCACCACCCCTCCACCAAAGCGGTAAGGTGTGGCGGTCGTGCGATCCCGAGGAGCCACGATGACGTTCCCGTTTTCATCCACCAGCGATTGACCTTCGTTCAGTGTTTTGGTTTTGCCCGGCTCAGCAGCAATAGTTTCTCCACTCAAAACGTCCACAATCCCCAATCCCGGCACCCGGCGATATTGCCCGGTGAGAGAAGAAGGTTTGCTCTTGTTTTCCTCCATCTGATATTTGTGAAGACGAAGATCGCGAGCCGCCTGCTGATTAAAATTCCGCGCATCCATCTCCAGCCCCATGGCGTTCTTGTTCGCGCTGGCCAGCAGCCCTACCATGGTCTGCCCCGCCTCGCTGCCTGCCGCGAGGGGATACTTCCCGGCGAGGCCCATCAGCGACGTGGCGAAGTTGGGCGCGGCGGGATCGAGAGTCGCGGCCTCCTGACCGAAAGCATTGAGTTGCTTGTTGGTCTGAATCTGCCGGAGGTTTGTGCGAATCTCCTGCCCGGTGCGGCGGATGCCCGCGACGATGGAGTCCCCGGCGTCTTGAAAAAGACCGGGGGCGATTCCGCTGACTTGGCCGTATCCTAGAACTGGCATGGTTAGACTCCTCCGAACATTGACATGATTGAACTACCTCCGCCACCACCTCCCCCTCCTCCGCCGCCCATAGCGCTGCCAGAGCTACTGCCGAGTTCGCTCCACATCTTGGCCTCAGCAGACCGGCTGGCCAGATTGGCGTTGGCGATGGCCTCGTTGGCGTAGTTGAGGGTAGCCACGTTATCCCACTCGGCTTTATTCTGGAGCGAGTTCCAATACCGATTGGACTCGTTGAAGCGATTGGTATTTCCCTCGGCAAAGCCCATGCCGACCTGTGGACTGAGCGCGTAGGCTTCGGGGTTGGCCAGTTGCGGGGAAAGCTGCTGGGCCAGCCGGTTCACGTCCATCGAGAGCCCCGTGCCATACTTGGTCAGATCCAAGGAAGTAAGCCCAAGGTCACGCAGATTTACCTTGCTCATGGCGCTGCCGGGTGCGCCTGCCCCCACGCCCATGCCGTATCCGCCCTGGATACCCCGTGAGGCGGCAGCACGCCCTATGGAGTCTACGGTATCCTGTGGCAACTCGCCACGGGAGAAGGAGAGAGCGTTCTTGCCCTGCTGAGACTGAAGCTGTTTGAAGTAGGGCTGGAGAGCGGTGTACATCTTCATCGCCTGCCCGCGATTGAACTGGTTCTGCTTCGCCGCGTCGTCGTAACGCATCGTCCGGTTGTTCCGGTTCGCGCCGAGGACCGAGTTCAACGCATTCTCCCAGTTGAACATCTGGGGGTTGGGCTCACGGATGGGCTCAACCCGCTCGGTCTTGCCCATCTGTGCCTCGTAACCCCCACGGGCTTTCTGCAACTGGTTGCCCGCGACCGCCGCTCCGGCGATCTGCATGACGGCTTGAATGATGGCTCCGTAGGGCATGATTAGGCGGTGGTGAGGGCGTTCAGGGTGGCAGCGGCTTCAGCGTAAACCTTCGGATGGACTACGACCTTCAGGGTCATCATCTTCGCCAGATGCGCCGGAGGAAGTGGAACAGAAGGAGCAACGTAATCCCAAAGCCTTTTCGCGCCTTCTTCGGTTTGTAGTTCATCGAAGGTGAAAACTTCAGGTTTTGTGAATTCTAGAAATAGCTCTTTTTCTATACGCCAGCCTTGAAAAGTCATTCCCAACTGTGCTCTGCTCGTGCCAGTAGCAGCCATGAAAGAATCCTCTGCGTCCTCTTGAGGCCGTTCAATCCAAAGGTATTTAGCGTTTGGGTATTTCTCTCTTACCCACTCGTGATAGAACAAAAGCCCTGAATCGCACACACCAGAAATCGCAAAAGGTTGCGGGATTTTTTCCAATGCTAGCTCCATGGGTTCATGCTCTGCCAACTCGTGCTGGCAGAACACGTCCCCACACGTCAGGAAACACGAGACCCATGCGGTCATCGAGCGGGGGAGTCCGAGGATGATGAAGTGTTCGCTCACCGAAACCCCCTTCCGCCGTAGCCGTAGCGCAACGACGTGCCAGGTAGTGGGCGATTGGCGAACTGGCTGAGGCTGCAACCGAACCCGCTGCGAAATTTGACTTGGGTGACGTTCCCCGCTGAGTCGCCATCGCGCATCTCCTTGTAAATCTCGTTCAGCGCATGGAGCATGAGGTCATCATACGCGGCGGTGTCCCTCCGGTCCACGGCGGCGATGGCGGAGAGGGCGAAGCGCAGGGCGATGATGTCGTCAAACGGGCAGATGTCCTGCTCCGAGGTGAGCGGGATGTAGCGCCGTTTGCCTTTGATGGTCACGACATTGCAGCCGTTGCACATCCCACCGGGCATCCGCTTGCGACGGAACCGCCCCACGATCACCTTGGGATCGTAGTCGCACATGAAAAACCGCTGGTCGTTCGGAAACTTGTAGTAGAGCTTTACGTTGCCGTTGGTCATCGCCTTCTGCACGAAGTTGACCTCACGCACGATGCCCTTGGTCCACGCCACGACCTGATTGTCCAGCAAAACGATGGTCTCCTTGTGGACCTCGCCATACTGGTTGGTGAATTCCACCACGATTTGCTGCCCTACGTCCGCGTTGTTTTGCGCGACGAAGCCAACGCGAAGTCCGTCGAAACCGGGGAGAGGAAACGGAGTGGCGAACGTATCCCCGAGGTCAATGATTGACGGTCCTTCGCAGCATGGTGTATTTGCGTGTAGTCCACCGCAAACACGTCCGGAATACCATTCGTCATACTGGGAGGCGGAAAAACCGTTGATAAAGAACTGCCTTCCTTCGCGGCAGTCGCCGGGAAGCGAAAAGCACCCATCACAGGCTGGGACGTGCCACCACCAGAGGGTGCCATCGTCGTCGATTCGTTTGTGGAGGGCGAAGCAGGCTTGATTGAGGGCATAAATCGCTTTGGGCACGCCATCGGTGCCAGGGCAAAGGCCCACGCCGGAGTCCCCGACGTTCTGGGCAATCTGAGGTAAAATCTCGCCTACGGTGATTCTCATTAGACCGTTAAATCTGTGACCACCCAGGCCAACTTGAAATTGGCCGGGATGTTGTTCAACCGAATTTGACAGCCATCCACCGTTCGGCTGGTATCCACCACGGCCCACGAGTAGTTCCCGGTGGTGGCAGCGGGACCGTAGAACGCGACCTGCACGAAATATTTATCATCGGGCATTGCAGGCGACCAAGTGAGTGAGAGCAGACTGTCTCCCGTGGGAATGGAGAAAGGCTCCGTCGCCGCCCGGCGTGCCGGGATGGACGCCGCTGTGGCCTGTGCCGTGGCCAACGCAGTGTTTGCCACTTGTAAAGCCTGATTTGCGATTGAACTCCCATCGCTCGCCACCTCGGCAGGGTTGGTAATTTCCACCGAAAGATAGTTCACCGCCCCGTTCAGAATCTCCGTGAGGGATTGCACGCACTGAGCGTCCGGGGGAGGATCGGTCAGCAGCACAAGGCTGGCGGTGACTGCGTTATTCAATGCCATGTAAAAGTCTTTATCAGGGATTCAAAGGTTCGTCAAAGCTTCAGTAAGAGTTCTCGGGCCACGTGTCTTGTCCCCCAATGTTGCAACCCAACTGGAGCGCAAGCGTCGTGCTGCCTCCGCCGTTGTCTTGATACGTGTTCGTTGGGATGTCGAAAGCGCCTCCCGCGTACTGAGGGAAAGTCGCGGTGATGGTGAGCGTCCCACTGTCGTTCACGATTCCCGTGGCCACGTATTCCGCCAGGGGCAGATTGTAAAGCCGGATGGGCTGGCCGATGGCGTTGGAGAACTCGCCGCTCACGAAAAACTCGCTGAGGTCCATCGTGCCGCCGTCAATCGAAAAAGTAATTAGGTTATCCGGCGTGCAGTTCGGGCAGTCCAACTGTTGCTGGGCATTGCTCTGCGCTTGGGCCATCGCCTTCTGGTCCGCATCAAGCTGGCTGATGTCCGATGTCGCCTGCCCCTGCGCGATGACGAACTGGCTGGGAAAGTTGGGGCATTGCAACCGGAAGAAGCGCGTACTCGTGTAGGTCACTGGCGCGGGGGTGCAGTCGAGCACCGGGACCGCCGTGTTCACCCCTGCTTCGGCGATGTGGTAACTATAATCGAACGCTGCCGGGCAACAGACAATTGGCGTGCAGTCGTTCCCGATGCACTGCGCAATCTGAGAATCCAACTGGGGGTCCATCCGGATATGGAACCGGCTGACCGTCAGACTTCCCTTGCTGCGGATACGCGCCTGCGCGTGATGAAAATGGTTCGCCGGAATTGACGTACCGGGAATGCACTTGGAGAAGGAAACCTGCTCCAGGTATTTGCGCACCCACGGTGGCCAACTGGTCTGGAAACACGGGGAAGGCGTGGGGCAGTCACACCCCGGCGAAAGCTGATCCACGTCAATCCAGCAGGGCGAGCCATCAGGACGATACTCAATCCACACTTGGCTCGCGCCTAGGATCGACTGAAGCTCCAACATCCCACCATTGATGCGTTTGGGCTGGAAAGTGTTCGTCGCGCCTTCGACAGTGCCCATCGTGGCACTGGTGAAAAATCCCTCGATGCTGCGCGGGGTGGTGGCCAGGAAATCATCCCCGCTCTGGAGAGTGATCTCGTAAAGCCGATTGGTCTTGTCCCGGTCGAAGGAGAAAGCGAAGCACCGCTGGGCCGTGCCAATACGGCCCTCCACAAAGGCCCAAGGCCGGATGCCCGTCCATGCACCGTGCCACACGGGGCGTCCGTCCCGCCCGGCAGTGCTCATGTTCTGGGCATCGAAAACAGTGAAACCTCGGCAGTAACGATGGTAGCCAAAGCACCTATTGCTCGGTAGGGCGATTTGCGGGGAGCACCCGGTCAGCACCATGTTCTGCCATCCGATCATGGGGATGGTCTCCAGCAGGTCCGCACGGTCGTTGCGCAGCCAGTAATTGACCTCCCGGCTGATCGGCGTTTGGTCCCACGATTGAGTAAACTCCAGGCGCGAGTTGCGGTAGGTGTTGATTCCACTCGGTGAGCGAAAGAAAAGGTCGCCGTTCAATCCGGTGAAAGCGTGGCTTCCCACGCAGCCCGTGCCAATGAGACTGATTTTCTGAATCTGCCCGAAGAAGGTTTCCTCCTGCCCGCGAAAGTCGAAGGATGTCGCGCCGTTCTTGCAGAGGGCCACCAGTTCGTATTGCCCGGTCCCGCTGTCGAGGTATGACATCGGGAAAAGCCCCTGCACTTCGCCAAGGTTGGCCGCGATGCCATAGGTCGCCAGCGCCGTGGGGAAATTCAGGATATCATCGTGCTTGGTGACATCCGCCGCCCCGGCAATCTCACTCACCCGGATGTTGTTGAGCCCGTCTGCCGTCGCAAGAATGAACCGCCCGTGGATGAAAGCCATCACCGAGCCGATGGGAACTTGGTTCTTGTTCAGGTCACTCCGGTAAGGCGCGTTCTGCCCATCCCAAATCATCGGGGCGTTTACCCCATCCTGAACCACCAGATACTCGAAGCCTTGGACGAACCAGGAGTGCAGCCCTTTCCGGTAGTTCCCATCGAATAGCCGGGTAACGGTGCCTGTGCGGCCCACCACCTCAATGGCGAAAATACGCCCCCCAATGGAGCAGATGACTTTCGGGGAAATGTTGCTCGGATACCCATTATAGAAGAATGCCCCTTGGCCGTTCGCTCCCTCGAACCAAATTCGCTCGGCGTCGTTCTCGAACGTCAGTTCGATGCTCTGGATGCTCGGACGGGTCTTGTTCTCATCCTCCCGAAAAAAGCGGTTTACGGCGTTTTGCGCGTAGCCAGCAGGCACATAGTCCGGATTTCCACCCCAGATGCCTCGGATTCCTGCAAAGCCATCGTAAATTGGCGGCATCGCATTTAATTGAACTTGGTGAAGCCTACAGCCACACAGTAAACGCCGTCATTTGCAATTCCGTAAGTTCCTCCCGACAACTGGATACGGATAATATCATTCACGGAGAGATCTTTGAAGTAAAATCCAGAAGCGGGAAACTGGTGATTTTCAATTCCATCGCCCATAATAGACGACGGACAATTTCCTGAGTTTACCACCACTCCATTGATTGTCAGGTTTAAGGCTGCGCCAAGTTTCGTTCCTCGGAAAGCAATAAATCCACCCCAGTCCACCCGATATTTTCCCGCGACCAGAACTTTCAGAGTTTGCCCATCCACGACTCCTACAATGCTCCCGCCGCTGTCATAAATCTGATTTCCAATGACAAGGTTACTCCCCGCCGTGGGGTTGGAGTTGGGGAAGGTCGCACTCGGACTGGTCGGCGACTCGTAAAACATCGAGGACTGGATTCCCGTGGAGCTTCCACCCTTCACTAGATTACCGCTGCCATCCAACCCCACAGTGTTGGCAATCGTGCCACTGGCCAATCCCGTTAAGGCCACCGCGCCACTGGCGTTCAGCGCCGACGTATTAACCGTGGTGGCATTGATGGTCCCGATGGTCAGGGGGTCGGGGATGATGGCTGTCGGAAGCGTGTCGAAAATCAGGTTTCCGCTGGCATTAGTGCGAGGGAACAGATCGGGCGTAGCGGGCCCCTCCAGTTGACGCATTGCGCCATCCGCGTTGACTGCCACAAGATTTCCAAACTCTTGCTGGGACGTCCACGTAAAGACATCGAGGGCAACCACCGGGGCGGAACTGAACGTGATTTCCACATTGCCGCTGCCGGTGAGTCGGCTCACCAGTAAGCCTTCCTGATTCTCCAGCCGATAGGGGCAGAATTGGCCATCGAGCACCGTTAGATGCTGTCCCGAATCCACGAGGTCCGGGACTTCGCATGGGCAGTTGTATAGCCTGTTGGAGGGCAGGCAGGTAGGGCAGCACCCTGAAGTATAACCAGAACCGCAAGAACAGGACATATTAGGTGGCGTGAGGTTTCTGAGTGGCCATCAAATTCGTGACGAGTGCGGCCAGTCTTTGGGACAAAATCGAAATCTGGATGCCCGCAGCATTGCACTCGGCCTGCGTGGGTGGGTTGCTGAACGTAATTGGTGCAATACCGGCAAAGGTAGTTTGGGACATAATACCGGTCGGGGCACCCCAAACAGTGGTGTTCAAATCAGTCAGCACCGATGGGATTGGCAGCGGGTAAGCCACTGCTCCCGAATCGGTGGCCATGATGCTGTCGTTGGCAGGAACCGTTCCGTAGGTGACAGGGGCTCCGTTGGAGAAATCCAAGGCGGCGTTGTCCAGCATCAGTCCCGTAAATCCACCTGGTGACTGAAGGGTTAGATAGCCTGCCGTTAGGTTGACCGTCACGGGGCCGCCGCTCACATTTGCCGCTGCGTTGGCCAGCGAGAGGAAATTCATATCCCCCAGCGTGTCGGGCACCACCGCAAGATTCGTCGCCGTCCCCGCCTGCACCTCAGCGAGCGTGGCAATTTCAATCAGCCCGGCGAACGAGGTGGTAGCTCCCATCGCCGCGAAGTTGGAAGGCGTCACGATCTTGTCCGTCGCGCTCTTAGCTAGTGCCTCCGCATCGGTGGCGGTCTCCAGCACCCCGACCTGCGTGGTCGTCGCCGATGGCAGCGCCGCCGCGATGGCAGCGGCTTGGGGTGTGATGACGATGGTGTGGTTGACGTTATCGAGCGTCACCGTGACCATCGAGTTCCCGGCCACCACACCCCGGAAGTTGCCAGTCGTTCCATCCCACGAATCCAAAACCGAAATTCCCGTCAGGTTATTGGACTGGATCGTAATTGTCTGTGTTTCGGGACACGGCTGAGGGCACGTTACAATGACAACATCTCCTCTGCAATTTAGGCGGGCCATGTTAAATCTCCTTTACAATACTCCTGTTTTCTGTCTTCCTGACATTATGTTGCTCCAAAAAAGTGAAGGCGCGGTTTTCAAGGGAATCAAAGTTCAAGGCCATCTTGCCACTGCTGTGGGACGAAACAACATTATTTGCTCCTGTCACTGCGGAAATTGGTTCATTGTCAACCTCGTGAAGCTCTACTCGGGGCATACAAAAAGCTGTGGGTGCCGACAGTGGAAAACTGAAAACCTTCGAGGTGTTGGACCAACCGCCAAAACTTATCGGATTTGGGGTGCAATGAAACAACGGTGCTTTAACCCAAAAGACAAAGTCTTCCACAACTACGGAGCGCGAGGAATATCTGTTTGTGAAGCTTGGGAAGATTTCGATGTTTTCCTTTCGGACATGGGGTTGTGTCCCCCAAAATTCTCCATTGAGAGGATCAACGTGAATGGGGACTACTGCAAAGAAAACTGCAAATGGATTCCCAGAGGAGCGCAACTCAGAAATACCCGGAGAAATGTCATCCTGACTTTCCAAGGAGAGAGAATGATCGCTTCCGATGCCTGTGAAAGAGCAGAAATCAATCGAGTCACCTTTTACGTCCGTCGCTGTTTGGAGAAGAAGCGCGGCAGTAAAAAATCCGATCAAGAGATTTTTGATGAACTTGCAGGTTTTCACTAGGTCTTGGTTTTGTTCTGGAAAGCTCGACGGTAGAGCGCACTTTGCACGAAAAACATCAGCAAGTCTATACCAGACATTCCTTCCACCAAAACCATGTCCTTGAACAGACAGGAATCCGCTCCCCAGTCAGCCACAGCTTCCCCCAAAAGTTTTCGATCACGTGGTGGCACAGGTTCCTCGTAGCCGGTCAAAATAATGACCGGGCAGTGAGCAGAAATATTGGGAATCGCCTTCAGCGTTTCCTCATGGTCAGGACTGTCGGGCAATTTCAAATCGAGAATAGCTACCGCGCACTCGGAAGCCAGCATTATACCCGTGGATAGCTTCATGGCTCGAACCACTTCCAGTTTTCCCGCCGCGTGGGTTGCCACCCAGTGTTCAATCAGGATGGGCACAGCTACCTGGTCTTCAATGATGAGAATTTTAGGAACCATCTCCCCCTCCTGGCAATTTAGATTTCAAAGCTTTTTGTGCTCCGTCCACCACAAGGTCTGCAATCTTGTCTCCGCTCCGCCCGTCGAGTTTCACGAATACTTTGTGAATCAGGATTGACCCAAGTGTGGCCAGCGTAAAACCGATGAGCAGGACAATTAGCGGATGACCGAGGGCGAGCTTGATGGGAGGGTAGAAAAATTCCACAAGGGAGGGAAGCCCCACCCCGCTAATCATCCCCACCAGCCACTTGGCCTTTTTCGTACGTTCATCGTCCGGAGGATTCTTGGCCAGTGAAGCGTAGAAAACTCCCGCCATCGCGCCCACCACCACGAACGCCGTGAACACCCAAATGTTTTCCGCCACGGCGATTGCGGCCAGGGCGGAAGCGATTACGGGCGCCAGAGGTTCATGATGATTCATCCAATGGTGAGGCGGACTAGAATAGAACTTCTTGTCCAGAACGATATGTAAAAGTCGGAGTTCCTAAAGTATTGGCAGTTCTTAGTCTAACATAGTATCCAGCCGGGACATACCCTCCAATATTTCCCGTAACCGCCTGAACCATTGTCACGGTCAAGCCTAGGGTTTGGGTGCAACTGTTTACAAACCTACCCACTTCCTGAAGGTTTGTTGTAAATCCACTATCACTGGCAATCTCCAGAAAAACAGTTCCTGTTTGTCCACTCGCCAACGTGGAAGTGCAACTTACGTCCACGCTGTAAGTTACCAAAGAATCCCGTGTGGTGCTGACCTGAAAACCTGAATTAAAGCTTCGGGTTTGCGCAGATTGCGTTCGTACGGCTGGCTTGTTTTTGATGAAATCAACTGCCCCCGAATTCAATTGCGTCCAATCGCTTTGAACTTGGGCAGAGGGGATGCTTGGTTTCCCCGACAAATCTGCATATGCTCCACTGGTTGCCACAGTCGCCAATCCGGTTATTGTAGAAACCGACTGGGTGCCTGTATGGTTGGCGCGCTGAATAGAAAAAGCCTGCGCGGCTGATGCACTTCCGGAGGCGTCAAAGGCACTCGTGTTTTGAGCAGCGGCAGTTCCTAGGGTGGGCTTTCCAGTCAAGTCCGAGTAAGCTCCACTGAAGAAAGAAGGCTTGCCAGTTAACGTTGACCAAGTGACGGCTGATAATGCTGCCGATCCGAAATCGGAAATGTCTCCGGATGTCAAACCTAGCGCAGAAGGGTCTAAATTGATTTCCCCTGTGGAGAAATTGGGAACGAATTCCGGGCCCAACTCCAAAAGCTCCATCCGGTACCAGGGGTCTCCGGAAGGGTCATAGGCAAGAATGGATGGGTTTTCCGTGGGAGGAAAATAATTGTTGGTCTGGTAGTAATTTCCGGGGTCCAATAAATCCTCATGGATCTGAGGAAAATAGAAATCCTCCGGATCGAATGGGAGTTGCCCAAATGCAGTCAGGCTGATGGCAAAAAATGCGAGCAGTAATGTTTTCATGGTTCAAGTGATGCTTTTTCGGTGGCCAGTTGCGCTTCCAGCGCGGCTATCTTTTGCTGCTTCTCTGTGCGCAGGGCAGCAGCTTTCTCCTCCAAAGCCGATGCCCCCAGCACAGCCTTCTGACGCAGCTCCCCCTCGTACGTCAAAATCAATACTTCCAGCTCGGGGCTATCTTCACCCGCTGCCTGAAATGCCTTGGACAAGGAATTGAAAATCTGTCCGTTGACCTCGATGGAATTAAGAGAGTTTACTTGCATGAGATTTAGTTGGTAACGTTGAAGTCCACTCGGGTTTCCGCAGCAGGACCAGTGGTAAATCGTATAGTGAATGAACCATTTCCGGGGCTGTATCTCAATCCGACAGCCGCAGCGTCATTGGTTGCCATTGTAACTTGGATAACCGACGAAGTGGTGACCAGCGCATTTGTCACCACCAAGCTCGTGGCGGCAGCGGCGAAGTTTACGCTCCCGCTAACCTTGTCGATTGTCTGAGCGCCCGTGGTGCCTGCGGGCGTTATGGTTTTCGACAGGATCAGGTTGTTTGTCGAAGTCAAATTTAACGCTGTAAGCGGTGCATACCCTGAATCATCCGCCAGCCGAATATCAACTCCGGTAGCATTACGCTTAATAGCCGGAAATGAAGAGGTTGTTCCTCCGATATAAACGAGGGAGTTGTTTGGGGTCAGCAAAATACCGCTGGCGTTTGTGTTGAGCGTAAGCAGCCCTGTTCCCGTGTTTCGAGTAATTGAACTGACCGCCCCTAATAAAATCGTGCCAGAGGTCACGTTTAGCTGCCCCTCGAGCATCACGTTTCCACCCGAAGAAACACTGAATCGCTCCGCTCCTGCCAACCGCAAATCAATCAGTCGCCCCGCGAACCCGGTAGCCGCGTTCCCGCCGTAGAGCGTTCCCGCCGTGCTCCAAGTTGTCGCGGCGGTGGCTCCCGAAGGTTGGATGAAAACATGAGGAAAGTTCGTAGTTCCTGTTCCTCCGGTTAAAATTGCCCCGGTCAGGATCTGCGCAGGCAAGCTGGCTGCACCAGCAGCACTGAATGTTACCGCACCGCTAGCTGCAAGGGTCGTAAATGACGAAGGTAGCGTCGCATTGTTAATCGTGGTCGTTGTTACCAGTGTCCCGCTCGTGGGCAGCGTGACATTGGTAGCCCCTGTGGAGGTCAGGGTAATTGGATTTCCCCCGGATGTAATCAGGCTGCTACCATTCGCGAGCGTCAGCGTGCCCGTGACCGTGGTAGTAATGGTCAGTCCGTTGATCGTCGTGGCCGTAGCTGCGCCAAGAACCGGAGTAACCAGCGTCGGCGTATTCGCAAAAACCAGAGCGCCTGTTCCCGTCTCCCCAGTCACCATCGCCGCCAAGTTGGCGCTGGAAGGAGTGCCTAGAAAGGTCAATACCCCTGCTGCCGTCATAGTCACGGCAATGGCAGTGCCGCCCTGGCCAATCACCAACTGATTGGCAGTCAGTGTTCCTGCGGCTGTGACATTTCCCGTCCCTCCACCGCCGCCTCCCTCGTAGATCGCAACGTCAGCGCAATAGATGTTGGAGAGGATTTCCGTCAGCGGCATATTGCCCGGCTGAACGCATTCGCATGGAAGAAGTGGCATTTAGAGGTTACTCCAGGCTAAAGTTGCGCAGTAAATCGCCGAGGCTTTTTCAGGAATAGTCATTCCTGCCACGCACTCGGGCGTGGGCAGGTCTCCCGGTGAACCCGCGAGCGTGTAGCGGACGTTGTAGATTTGCGTCAGTTGGTCCTGAAGCGGCATCCCAGCCACACATTCGCAGG